AACCATATGATATATATCATCAATTTCCCTATTTTCATGATAACTTTCGTCCCTTTGCTGAATAATTTTTTAAAATTTTCTAAGATCCAAAGTGTTTACAAATCTACCAATCGCGGAGCCTCAAAAAAATGCAATGGAAGATAGGCGGCTGTTGCCCTCGAGCGGGTCGCCGGCGGAGTCAAGGTTGATGTCATTTTGCCAGGCGGTGTCAAGGCCATTGACCAATGCTGTATGCTGTGTATGTTTATCATCGTCATAACAGTCACTACTACAACTGTTTTTGTGGAAACGAGCTATAAGTGGTCTTTTTCTGCATCCCGCATAACCCCGAAATGATCCTAGATCATCATTCATCTCGCCCAATCCTTTAATCGCAGCTACAGGAGCACCCACAGTGCCCGGATTGTCACTGGGAATATTAACGGTCATTCTGTAATAATCATCGTCATGGTCGTAATTACCATCGTCTTCTTCGGTAAAGGTCATTATACACTGATCTATGAAACCAGGTCTAGTCGTGTTATCTGTTGGTATGGACAGATTTTCATCAAACCACACTGAATCACCATATATAGACGTTAAATCAAGCGCATTACTGGGCTCTGGTACCCCCCTTGGCGAACATCTGAGCCCGTATGGTACGCCCTCATCTCCTGCCAGAAGACTACTACTATTGGTGGGTTCCGGCTCCTCATCAAAGTATCTTTGGTCACACTCTATGTTGCGGTAATCACTGCCAATAGTACCTACCACGTCTCTACCTTCATTCCATGCACCACATAAAAACTTATGTAGTTCTCCATTATACTCACCATCGGACGATGAAACCAAAACTTCAGCCCAAGCACGCCTGGGGTGATTGGGATCATAAAGGTCTCCTAGGTAGTTGGCACGGTCTTGTTCATTCTCGGGCATAGTTTCGGGGATACATTGCGACACTACTTCATACGCCCAGGTCACAGGTTCTGTTGTGCCATCACCGGTACCATCATCCGTGCCATCACCGGTACCATCATCCGTGCCATCACCGGTACCATCATCCGTGCCATCACCGGTACCATCATCCGTGCCATCACCGGTACCATCACCGGTACCATCATCCGTGCCATCACCGGTACCATCATCCGTGCCATCATCGGTACCATCATCCGTGCCATCACCGGTACCATCACCTGTGTCAGTACTTCCATATGGTGCCATAAATAACCATGGTTCGAATGTAAGAAGTGTATCAAACGATCCATCTCTTAACAGCCAAGTAGCAATTACGGCAGTTACATATAAAATTATCAAAACTAACAATGCTTCTAACATATTAATATTATATTAGCAATATTTTATTTTATAATGCTATTTTAATGTACAGGCCTGGTGCTATGAATGTACCAATGTATGGGCAGGTGCCGCGAAGACAAACACAGGGAAATTCCGGGGCGATTTTGGTTATATTGTTGTTATTAATAGTATTAGCAGTAATATTTATTCGGTATCTTTATAAGAAAAGTTCGCCATATGGTTCTAGACTTATAAATAATACCAGACAGGATCTAAAGGCCGGCCTTGATAGTACTAAGAAGTCGATGACTGGTGCAGAAGGTGGTTTTGACCAGGATGATTTTAATTCTGCAGGAGAGGCGTTACGAGAGGAAGCAAAATCTGGCATGTGCCTGCTTGTACCAGGCGAAAATGGGAATTGTCAGCAGGGCATGGTGGTAAATGGGGATTGTTGTGAGCTTGCTTCCGGCATTGACCGAACCGAAAAAATACTTAAATCAGTCATGGAGTCTACTGGAGAACTTGCAGTGGCTATTGGATTCGATTTTTTAGTGTTAGATGTAATTAAAAACAAGGTAGCCGCAAAGTACTACGCGAAGATGGCGTTAAAAAACCCGGCCTTCGATGTCAGTGCAAAGCAAACTGTTAAGGCGGTATTTTCAAAATTAGGCACAAGGGTTGCTACTGAGGCGGGTGAAAAGGCAGCTACTAAAGCTACAATCAAAGTCGCAGCAAAAATGGCCAAGAGGGCGGCTATGAAGGGTGCCACAACCCTGGCAGCGAAAACCGTGGTATTGGCGGGTGGTCCCATTGGGGTCGCGATTCTAATGGCGGAGATATTACTGATGGTCTTGGACTTTGTTGACCCGAGTGGTTATGGCACATTCATATCCGCACAGTCTTATATTAACAGGCGCAAAATATTAGATTATCAGACACAAATGGCTAATCCAGATAATTACCCCTTATTCTTTGGTGGTGCAACGCTGTGGCCCAGAGTGTTTGAGATAGCTGTCCAGGAAGTTAATCAGGATAACATGATTATAGCATCAAAGGAGATACAGGGGGATGACGCCGCCATGGATGAGGTCGCGGAGTTCTTTGTGAACGATGATTTAGAAGGGGGTCTTAATAGATTACTGGACATAACCAATGAACGCGTGGAACAAATAGTTCAAGGAAATCGTAAGGGCAATGACATCAAAATTTTTGAGAAGATGCAGTCAAAGTTGGCCGAACTTTCCACGGATTTTGCACAGGATCTCAAATATTATGACGACATGTTTGAAAAACACGGAACGGGTATAGGTCTTACCGGCGTTGGTGTTGGCCGCTGGAATAACAGATGGAAGCCATACTGGGATCGCGGTGAATTACTTACTACCTTTATGGGTAGGTATACTAGAAGCTATTTTGTTTTGGATACAGGTGACCCTGGTACCGCCGAAGAACCCAATATGAAATTAGTGACTTTGGAAGATGCCAGGTCAATATTAGCTCCTTACGTGCCTCTATATAGAAGTTGCGAAGGAACCATAAATGTTACAAATGGTCCCAACATCAACCCCCGCGATCATGGTGTTACCTTCGATTGGAACAATGGTGTGTGTAATTACACCAACAGTTTCTGTGATAGATATGTCTTGCAACCTACAAGACGCACCGATGAAGACTCAGGATTAACGGTTGATGACTGCAAGTTACGGCCAGGTCAGGGAGTCGCCGAGACGATTTTTGGTAAGACCTTGGTACGTGGTTGGATTAATTTCCAAGGCGCTCTTGTGAAGGCATTTAGCTTTGATAGAAAACCAGTGGAATGCACTATTCCGGAGCAAATGGATGTCGAAGGAAAGTGCAGGGATAGCTCAGAATGCAACGATGGCCAGGTGTGTGCCGTGGAGCGTGGTTTCGAAACTGGTATGTGTGTAAGTGAGAGTTTGTATAGACAGACGGGCAAATATTGTAATACAATCGAGTCTAGAAATAGGCCGTGCCCATTGGGTCTCGTGTGCAACCCCGACCCAACGAGAGGTACAATACCGGGGACAGGTACTTGTGTTTACCCGTATAATAGCGACACGGGTGACATTCCATATGCCGTGTGTCTGGGTTCTCGTGAGATATTTAACTTTACTCCACACAGAACCAGGTTACAGGAAAATGCCCGCGGTGGTTATGATTTAGTTGTTCAAACCAAGTGCATGAAGAAAAGCCGTTTTGACGACGATGACCTGGGTACAAAAGTACACTGCCCTGATAGATATATAGATATCGCATATGATAGATCAAATTGTGCATTGGGTTCCCGACGTGCATATTGTGCAAAGGAAGACGAACAAGACAGGGAGGGTACGGGGTATAAAGTATTCGGGCAAGATGAAGTAGAAATAAAATCCGTATAAATAATAATAACAAAGACGTCGATGTCAAATTTTAATAAAATATTTAAAGGCGGTGCTAAATACGTCGATAACGTGGCAGAACTTACAGCAGATTTTGCTAAAAAATTTGGTGATGATCTGGCAGAGGGTCTGGCGGATATTACTAGGAAATCTGTCAGGGATGGTAAAACTTTAGTTGGTACTGCAACCGATATGGCAGAAGTTATAGTTAAAAAGGAAGGGGTGAGTTTAGCAGACGCATTCAAAAAATTGGCAAACAAGGGTGACGATTTATTCGATGATGGATTCAAGGCGGTGCTTGAAAATGCAAGGATTGCGGCTAAACAGGCGGATGGAAGTGCCGGGAAGCTGGGGAAGATCGTAAAGGCCTGTACAGGGAGCGGTAAGGGAGTTGCTGGGTGCGCGGGCCTCGCTGGCACTGCAGCATATGCCGGTGTATGGTGGAACCAGGAGACCGTGCAGGCCAAGAGGCGTTCCGCTTGCAGGGGAATGTGCATGCCTTCAAACACGGATGATTTTGTGGGCACTGCGTTTTCGGATGTTGATAAGTCCCAGATCAATTTCAGAACTCTTGATGACGTTAAAACTATGTTTCCAGAAGCTACATCGGACACTCTTAACGATTACCCATTGTGCCAGGACACAAGTGACATAAATAATTTGGCCGATTGTAAGGCAAAATGCGATACCGAGTGTGACGAAGAACACCCCAAATCCGGTCTTTTCAATAAGTTCATAGCCGATGCTGGTAAAATCTTGGACGCGGCTGCCGATGCCACTGGTCTTAAAGAGTTTTGGGAAAAAAACAAAACTGCAATTATTATAGTGTTTGTAACAGTTGTAGTATTAATTGCAATTGGTTTAGTGTTAAAATATATGCCTAAGAAAAAACCCTACCAGATGCCACCGAGTATGGCTTATTACTAAACAAACTCTTGACATCCCTGATATTCACGCCTTTTGTGTTTGTGAGGGGGATCACGTTCTCTAATCGCCTGTCATTGAGCACCTCTGCGCACACGGTAGCCTTGTGTCCCTGTAGGTTCATTATGGACTGTTCGATGCTTGGAATATCATTGGTTCCTCTGTAGATCAGTTTTTTGACAAAGACCCGCTGGGTCTGACCAGTCCGGTGGGCCCGTCCGATTGCTTGCAGTTCCGTCGCCGGGTTCCAGGAGGGGGCGGTAATATAGACTCTGGTAGCCTCTTGGAGGTTCAGGCCCACGCCACCCGCCTTTACCTGTATAAGAAACGCCGCGCCAGTGTGATACTTCTTAAAATCATTAATACGAGCATCTCGCTCATCCTTTGCCACGGACCCATCGATGCGGAATGTCTTGACGCTAGCCCCCTCAAGCATTTCCTGGATCATATCCATCTCGGTGATAAACTGGCAAAAGATAAGTGACTTTTCCCGCGGGTGTTCCCTGACCATTTCCTCTAGCACCTCGAACTTCTTGGACTTGGCCGCAAACACCTCGAGTTCTTCCTCACCCTTGAGTGCCACGCCATCCAAGTAAAGCTGTGGGTGAATCATGGCCTGCCTGACTCGTAGCAGACATTCCAGAATATTCATGTTATGCATTGCAATATTCTGAGCCTTGCGGAAAATCTCATTGATAGTATCCCTCGACTGGGTAAAGGCAGATTCATAAATCATTGCCTCCTCGGGGTACATCTCCAACTCCACGTTATCGAACTGACACTTGGGCAGAGCCAGTCGCTCATTGTGCTTTGCCACGTCATCCTTGGTGCGGCGCATAATATACAGGTTCTGGATTCTCTGGGGGTTTGCTTGTACAACGCGCTTGGGAATGTGCAGAAACTCACAGAGTGCCACAAAGTCCATCATTGAGTTATAGACGGGTGTACCCGAGAGTACCCAGCGGTGCTTGGCTTTCAGAGCCACGGCAGCCTTATGGGTCTTGGACCTCCTGTTACGGATTTCGTGTCCCTCATCGAGGATCACACGGTCCCAGGTGTAGCGATGCAGGCGGGTATTCCAGGGGTCACATTCCTTCTTGCGGTTGAATATGACACTATAGGGGGCCAGGATCACGTCATAGGCCAAGAGATCAATCGACGCCCTATCTACGCCATCATATACACCTACCTTGAGTTGCGGTGCAAACTTGGTAATTTCAGCCTGCCACTGAGTTACGATGGATTTCGGTGTAACGATGAGGGTCCTGGGCAGCTTGTTGCCCAGGATGGTAGCCACAGTTTGGGCGGTCTTACCCAGTCCCATTTCGTCACACAGGAATCCACCCTTTACGGATCCCGATGCCAATTCGCGTGATATCATCCACGCGATACCTTCGGATTGGTATGGTACTATGAACCTGCCATTGAATTCATTGCGAGCAGTTTTGAATGCGATGGCAAGCGGGGAAGTCATAATGAACAGTGTGACCTATATTCAGTCGATACCTAAGGCAATTTCACACACTTTTTTAGAGAACCTCCACAGTGTTGGAATGTCATCATAATTTAATTCTTCATAGAGTTCTGGATCGACCCATTCGTAGGCGGTGGGCATAGTATTGAACCACAAGAAATCGAGGACCAATAGCATGGTCGGGTCAAATTCGTCGTTTTGTAGCATTACGTAATCACCAGTTTCCAGGGAATCATCAATTTGTCTTAGAATTTTGGCACATCTAAGGACTTCTTTGCGACGGCGCTGGCGCTTGGAACGGGTTGAAAAGGAAACGTATTCTTTACAAGTTACTGCCAAATTGGCATTACTCCTGGAATCTAATGTTTTACTTATATATTCTACAATGTCATACGGCAGTTCCATATGGTCTATTCTCGGGTGGATACTCTAAGTATCCCAGACTTCTTGCAAATTCCATCATCTCCATACCCCTTTTCCAAAAGGTATCCTGTATTCTCAGATAGGTATGGAGATCTGGGTAATCAATCATTATCATTTCGTTTGCCTTTTTAAATTGATTCTTTGCTTCCATTATTGCATAGTCAATAAGAACTCTGTGAACTTCCTCAACCATACTTATTAAATACTTTTGGGCGAGTTCCCTTTTCCACGTCGTAAAAGTCGCTGTGTAAGTGGTCGGAGTTTTTTGGGGGCGGGTGGGCACACAGGTTCTTCGCCTCCCTGAACAAGTCCCCAGACCACCTGTTTAAGGTCACCGGGGAGTCCACAATGATTGTCAAGCGCCTTGCAGAATGTATATGTATACTCTTTGGTACGGAGGGGTACGAAATCCATCTTGCCCCGGGGGTGACGTGTAACCTAGGGCTTATTCATACAAATTTATCCCGTGCCTCTGGGCAATATCTTTGTCCACGACCACATACACTATACCTCTGTATATATGACCATCCCTGCGCATTACGGAATAATTAGGTGGCAATGACTGGTCATCATCTATGTACACCGCCTTGAGCGGCGGACTAAAATATCCTACGTCCCCCCATTTCTGAGTTGGCACCAGGGTCATTTCTGTATCGTGACATATCAGGTCTAACTTTCTAAACTTTCTCTTATTTCTCCTTGTGAGTTCGGCAAGTTTCTGCTCGGTCACCGCGTAGGTGAAAACCATCTTAGTGTATGATCGAATTTGGACTTTAATATGTTTACATCCTGGGAATGAAATAATTCTTGATCGCGTCCTCGATGCCACTCTCTATGTCACACATCAAGTCATCATCATATAGAACCTGGTGAACCATTACCTGATCCCTAAACTTCTCTACTAGATGTGCACTCGTGGCGTGGCACATCTTCATATATACGTGAACCTGAACATTCTCATATTCCTTGACGACACCGAACAACCTGCGGACCCTGTTCTTAATCTCGACGAGCGTACCATCTTCTGCAAAGCCATCGAACTTACCAACGACCGTAAACCCTGGGTGGGGTTCCCAGGTGTAGCGCTTGTTAGGCTTTTCGACATTCATCCCAGTAATTTCCTCATAAGATGAAGCGACCACATCTTCCTTGCGAGTTCCATAATTGCAGTTGAACTTTGACATGGCATCCTTCTCCACGTTCTTGGCGTCCTCCTTGGCTTGTTCCTTCTTCTTATCGAGTTTCTTCATCTCTTCCTTGTACATTTCTTCGATCTTGGCCCTGTCGCCCCTGGTCCGAGCATACTGGATGTCCTGCTCGTAACTCTCCTTTGTTCTGATGATCTCATCTTCAACCTTTCCAACCACGGCCTCTTGGATCTTGGCCGAAAATTCCGCCTTTTTCTTGATGACATCATCATTATTGTCGGTTTTCTTGATATCATCAATCATCTGGCTATATGCCTTATTGACTTCCTTGTTCTTGGCACATACACGCCGGGCCCGCAGAATTTCCTGTGATGGCAGGCCATTCATATTACGATTCCAGCAGTCCAACAGGGCTTCCTCCTTCTTCTTATAAGGATTCTTCCCAATGATTGCCGCAACTTCGCTTGCATTGATCTTAAACATTTTGGTGCTGGTGTTCATCTTACTCTAACTCATGCGGCTATCTCCTAAGTAATTTATCGGCATAAAATTATAATGGAAGGACTTGAGAAGCAAATTAGAAAAACATACGAAAGGGCCTTTTGGGACCTTGTTGACAAGGACCCGCCCGATGTTGAGCATATTGGCAAACTTTTGGAAGAAATTATTGTAATATTGTGCAATTTCGTGCCATCGAGGACAGATATTCACGCGATGATTAGGGAGGACCTGGCATCGGTGGATTGGGAACTTCAAACCAAATTGCTCAAATGGGCCGAGCGTTTCCAGGCACCCATCTACGACCAGGTGACGGAAAGTTGGAGAAGAAAGTTGCCAGAGAAATTGTCTGTGTTCCTGAAAAAATATTATGAACATCTTGAGAAAATAAATAAACAGTTGTGGGAAGAACGGCGAAAGATGGCCCAGGGACCAAACTTGAAGAGTGGTATATAATATACTTATTTTCTTGGGCATGACCGTAATTGTGGAACATGTGTTTCAATTAATGATGAAAATAAATAATTAAAGAGTAGGTTCAATTAAAACATAATGAATATTTGCCAAACATTCATATGTGAATGTAATAATAGAAATTATAATACAAAAGCATCCCTGTCTCAGCACAGGAGAACCAAAGCACATATTCAATGGGAAAATTCAAAGGAGTTAAGGGAATTAAAAATAGAACTTACCAAGAAAGATAATAAAATACTTGAATTACAAGTTGACAAGAAAAATTTACAGGAATTAAATTTAATGCTAATGAAAAAAATAACATCAGGAATTAAGTGAATGACGTACAATCTCCCGACCCTTTCGTCTTTGAATAGGCAAAATGGATTACCGCCCATTCGAAGAAGGATGCCCAGACGGGAGGGCGATGTGCACGCATGATGTTAGTTTCTCGTGTGTTTAATTAGCGCTTGGGTGGTGTTTTTGACATTTTTTCTAATTTTTCTTCGGATTTGTTCATAAGTTGTATGCTATTTTCCATGCAGTCATTCCAGGTTCTGTCGGCCATGTCTTTGGGTGGGGTCATGGTATGGCGGCATGCCTGCACCTGACTCCTGAGTTCCTGTCTCATTTGTTCAATGTCACTGTTTCTCCATGCTAAGAATTTATCAAAATATTTCTGATAATTCTTGGAAATTGTCTTGAAATCGAGATCGACCATGGCACCCGCAATAATTTTAGAGAGCTCGAACAGCTCGTCGTCTATGTTATACTCACCTCTGAACTTGTATAACATAAACGATGCAATAAGAACTCGGGTATTATATTCTTCAAAAATATCTGAAACGTCTATGGTTTTCATCCTGTTCATGAGGCATGTGTGATCTTCTTCGGTTTGGAGGGCGCGCAGCTTGTCCATATATTAACTATATGGAATTATATTTTCTGTCCTACAAAACGGACAATCTAGTTTGTACCCTTCCAATTCGGGTGCATTCCTCGCAGAAGTGTCCAACATACTATCCATACACAATTGGCACACCGAATGAGAACACTCTGGCATAGTCGCAAGTTTGTTATCACCCACGTATACTTTTGCCATAATGGTCCCACATAGCGTACATTCTTCTGCTTGTTTATCCACATTTTCGCAATCTTGAAGCAATTGTTCAAATTCGCAGACCGGACAAGAATCATAGTCTTGTGAGCACCACCATCTGGCACCGTGCCCCTTGACGTGTTCCTTTTCACATCTTCGCCAAGATTTGACCCTTTCTATAAGGGCAATGCAGTCCTTCTTACAGGATGGTGCGCTATACTTATCTATTTGATTAGAGAAATAGTAAAAGTTGTGTGGTCTCGCCTTCAACACTATCTGTCGTTTGGTATTTACTTTGAGGTTATACTCATACTCATCGGTTCGGATAGACATCCCATCCTTTTGTGACCTAATGACGTCAAAGAGATCCATACTTACAAGATTAAAGATTTATCTCTTAAAGTAAATAGAATGCCACCCCAATGGGTCTGGTTTGATGATTCAATCGCCCTTGTCACGGAAGTAGACGAAGATACAGATTTTTGCGAACTCAGGGTGCTTGCGCAGAATCCACGCAGGTTTCAGGGTAAGGTGACCTGGAATCTGAGCGAGGAGGCCGCGGCCACCAGTCTCTCAAATACCACGGATATGTATGAGCATAAAATCAGTGAGATACGACCGGGTCTATTCATAGTGGACGATGGTGACGAGGACTATCAGCCGTCATCTGACGAGGAATCCGATGCCGAGAGTGAGCTCGACGAATTGGAGGAAGAAGAATATTAGAATAGAATAAGGAATGCAGTGCTGTGGTCTCACCGGGGCACGTAACAGGTGCACAAATAAAGCGAATAGTAAAATAACAATATGCAAAGCAGAATTTGATGTATGCAAAAAACATCAAAATAAACGTCTTTTATCAATGTGGGAAAAGGAACTGTACAGGCGAATACTTACAGGGGATGCCTCGCACACTCGGCCATCTCAGGATGTACAGGATTGGATAAATTGTTTCCATGACGGTTGGCAGAATACACAGAACATTTATGTCGCCGCCAATTACGCCACTTCTTTATATAAGCAGGATGGTACGGGAAACTTTAATAGGAGATTCAGGGTTTATGTAGATTCCGTATTGGAGAAGGGGGTGACCCGAGATACATGTGGGGTTTGTATGGATGATACTATAATATTCAGGACAGAATGTGGACACAATTTTTGCAAGTCCTGCATGACAGAATGGCTCAAGAGATCTACCACGTGCCCCCAATGCCGAAGAATATTATAGTTGTATAATATAAAATGAGCGCACCAGCACCAGTACCGGTAGCAGCGATGAGAAAAGCACTTCCGTCTATTAGATCAATGGGTGCCACTGGCAACATTGCGGTTGTTATGGGCGTATTGGCACTTATTATGAAGATTGTTGAATTTGGCTTCGGTCTCGCCAATAAGCCCCTGCCTCTTCCCAATGGCGTTAATGTGATCGGCACCGTTGGTTCTTTAGCCTATCTTATGGGTCTTGCACTTGCTCTGTTCCGTGCCAGAGCCATGCTTGTGCCCGGGAGTGCAGGGTATGCTATTACCATTGCCATGCCATTCATCCTTGTGTTCTTCTTCGATCAGCTCGTGAATCTTATTTTCAAGAGGCCCAACGCAAATATGGAGGAGGAGGCCGATGAATAAAATATAGAAGTACTATAAATGCTTAATAAGTTATTAAAGAACAGAATATTCCAGGCAGTTGTAGTTGTACTGATTGCCATAAGACTGTATGACTTCTTAAAGCCCAAGAAGATCGATACTTCGGGCGCTGACTTTGTGGTGTATGGTACGGATTGGTGTGGATACACCACGAAGCAGCGCAAACACCTAGACTCCAAGTATGGCCCAGACTCCCACGTATACGTGAACTGCGAGGAGCACCCCGACAAGTGCAAGGGCATGAAGGGGTTCCCGGTCACGGAGAAAAAGGATGGTAGCATGATTGTAGGGTTTAATTCTCAACTTTAGGAATCCAGGCGGTTCCATTTAATACGTTGCCCGCGTATTTTATAGACAGGCCAGCATGTATGTCTATAAAAGCCTCCGGCCTCATCGTAACTCCCATTGGATTATTGGACAGTAGTACGCCCATCTTACGGCTATTGGAAATGTCCATCTTCTGAATACAGTCGGTGAACTTCTGCAGCCACAGAACGTGATGCTTATTGTTACAATCGAACTCCTTCAACCCAGCGGTCTCCATTATAAATAAAAAGTTTGTTTCTTTTAATATGAATACCTGGATATATGTATTCATCGCAATTATTGCAATTATAGCGATGATAAAACCCAAGTCAAAGCAAGTTGAGATAGGAAACTGGTCATCAAACAACTTCGAGATATGCCCCGCATCTAGAAGTATGTTCAATAAGATGCAGAGAGATGGTGTCGGACAGGAGAGCTTAAAGAAGTTTGCTATGATGGAAGATCGATTCCTAGAATACGAGAAAGAAGCGGCGTGCATGGGGCGGGACAGAGTGTTAGATGCGCACGGGTTAGATCAGGCGATTAAGGATGCGTACCCCGGATATGATTTTGGTTACCATAACTTACATATGAAGCAGATTGCTGAGACCCGTCGGGTCATTAATCCCTATTTGAAGTGTTATGTTGCATAGTTTCTGGCTTGTACACCATGTAGAACCTGTCGATGTCATCATCTATGTCATACCCTACAAGTCCCACAAAACGCTGCACATCTTCGTTGATACAATCTTCAATATCAACCAAGATATCCTGTGTTTGCTTTGACCAATTCACCCAATTATTAAGTGTCTGGCGTGACTTGTATCGCTTTGACCATGGAGAAAAACTTCCTGGTTTCCCATTCTTCGACGTTGCTATGACAGGTCTTACTTGGGTATAGGCCATCTCATTTACTCTAGATAATATGATGGCTCTGGGCTTTTCGGGGAGAATCATTGTTACACATAATACTTCACTCACTTTTAAGCTTTGGAACAGACTGTCTTCTTCTCTGGCATACTAGAACTAATTCGTGTAATGTATCTAACATTTCACTATGACGATTGCTCAGTTCACATCCAAGCATGTGTTTATTGATCGGAACTTCTGCGGTTCCTAGATACTCTCTGTGATAATCGGCGCTTACATACATCATGGCATCCAGGAGTTCTTCTTCGGCCATTTCAAACCAGTCGTTGGTCATTGTTCCCCATTGCCTGGTGTCGTCACCCGGTCGAACTCCGTGGCCATACACTCTCTTTCCCTTCTCGGAGCGCACAAGCAATCTCTCGAGTATGCGTTTATCCATTTATAGACAGTCGCACAAATCCTTTATTTTATAAATATGATTGTATAGAGTTCTCTTATTCTTCACAGATTTCACATCCACGATCTCGAGTTCAACTTGGTACTCTTCGGTCTCCTCGGCATCCTTGTCATCGGGAGTGCCGGTGACAACGGTGCAATCAATGCGTAGGCCCTTCCTAGTGTAAGAAGAACGCTTCTTCGAACGAACCGAATCATACTCGATGTCCTCTGGTGGCTCGCACTTGGTCTCCGTAGAGGCCGCGAACCGCACGTCCAGGGGCAGATCCTGTGCGCTATAATCGACCACATCAAGTCTCTTTTTGAACACAGATTCCTGCGTGTCGTCCTCGTATCGAATCGTGCGCAGGTTATTGGCACCATAGTAGGTATCATAAGTATTGACCTCGACCCTTTCCCATTTCTGGTACTTGTCAAGTGTCATGATTATCTTTTGGAAAGTATCCTTTCCGACATTGGTATCAAAACGTCCGTTACTTATCCTACCAAGTCTCATCTCAATCTCGATATTCTTCTTGTTCTTGTGTTTCTTGAAGCACGGTTCTATCTGAAAGAATGCGGGCTCCATTGACTTATGCATTGTTTGGGTGCGGGTTCTTACTTGAAATTTATTAGTCCACAGTTTTTAAGTAAGAATGAAAGGTCTACTGAATCTTGGGAATTCTTGTTATTTTAATTCTTGCATTCAATGCCTATTCCATGCGCCGGCAATTTCTAATTCCTTTCTCATAAATCCATATGATGGTAAGTGTGAGTTTACAAACGAATATTGTGATCTCCTGCGATTATTTTGGTTCGAAAAGAAAACCACGACCCTGGATCCTGGGAAACTTCTGAAAATATTTAAGAAAAAGTTCAGACAGTTTGACAATTCTCACCAACAAGATGCTCACGAGGCAATGCTGTGTGTCATAGATATTTTGGAAAGGGCTAGACCAGAGATTAAAGAATCATTATACGGTTCAATTCATAAAACCGTGATATACCCGGGTGGTAAGTCTGTCACGGAAGAAAAGTTTGCAATTCTCATGCTTACCCCGCAGAAAAATGCCACGATACAAGAACTTCTTAAAGAACATTTCAGCCAGGAGGAGGTGCTTCGGGGGTACACCGATGACACGGGTAAGACCCACCATTGTGCGGTTCTTACACAGAAGATATCAAAGTTTCCACCAATATTTATTGTGGGTTTCAACATGTTCCACGGTAAACACAGGATACAGGTACCGGATAGAATAGGTAATTATAAACTGTTCGCAACATGCACTCACCTGGGCACGATGGGTGGAGGACACTATGTAACACACACCAAACACCGTGGCATCTGGTACTTAAAGGATGATGACGATGTTACAAAGAACGTGTCCATACCCGGCGCGGGTCCATTCTACTTTTGTTTGTTTAAATTCACAAATTCGTGAATCTGTATGTCTTCTTGGATATTTACCATCGTGCGATTGAAGGTGCGTCTATTATTGGGATAAGTCTTGTCAGTTCTAATTCCGACCGGGTCCCAACTATTCGGCCAGATGTTATCCAGAAACTTACACTCTACAATGGTCCCATCGCCCATCGCCTGTCTCCATTCATTCGAAATCTGGTCTGGTTTCAAAAGTGTGGAAAACATAAGCTCACCCTTTTCCTGAATGTACAGTCCAATAGTTCCATCGGGTCTATTCTTCACACAGAAATCAATGGTATTCATATTCTTGGGCTTCCACTTGAACATTGTTTCGTGTGTTCCAATTTTTATACCCGGGGCTACTGGCGTGAAAATAAGCCCATCATTCTTATACTCGAAATCGTTCCCATTTACCCTATCGATTAGGGTTTTTATTTCGTTCATCGGGTAAAATGTTTTGAGTTTAATTGTGAATGGATCTGTTTTTATTTTCATAATTGATTTTGTAAACTTACCGATGGCCCCCAACCTCGTCGTAAGGTTCTGAGTTTTCATAGATTCTCCATTCACTATGACCGTATCATATACCATGAGAGTCCTCTTATTGTCTTTTGTGAATACCATCTCACCATCTAGAATGGTGCCCTTATAGGCCTTTGCGGGCAGTGAGCGGACCTTGACATGCTCCATTTGCATTGCTCGATTCACCAGAACGCAACACTTGGTTCCGTCGACTTCCATACAAACAAACGCAACCCTCACACCATCCGTCTTTTCACACGCAAGATATTCATTTCTATGAAAATGTCTAAAATGTTTTCTTTCTACGGAGACGGGCTGTGGTCCTGGGAAGAAAGGGGGTGCAGTCCCATCCTTACCAATACTTCCCCAGGATTCAAAAATGAACCGGGCAATCTTGGGTTCCATTGTGTACTTAATGTATAATAGCATCAATTTTTTAAGTTACTTTTATTCCTGGAATATTCATAATGTTACCAACACACTCGTGTGTAAAGTGATTATAGGTGATAGAATCGACCGATGCCGCCAGTTTGACATTCTTGTCGATGCACTTTTTGAAAAACTCCGCAATGGTTCCCGGTAATACAAAATTTTTCGTCTTAAGCTTCTTCATGACACGCTTACAATCCAGCACCCAGCAGTAGGGATTGGTCTTGGTGACCTCATACAAATTTCTATCCTTGTTTATAATCTTATTGGAAACATCTGTGTCAAATGTGAGACCCATTTGACCGGATGGTTCGTTCGAGTTGTTTATACACTTCTGCTTGAACATATTCCAATCAATTCCCTCGTTGACAACTGGGAATACCAGCCCATCGTGATTGTCATATTTTATTACCGAGTTTACAAGAGACTCCTTATTCACAGAGACTCCGTATTCTACCCAAAATATTCTATCTGCATTTTTTAATTTCTTTTTCAAAAGATCCATCTTAGCATTGGGGTCGTCATTGATAAAAGTGATGTCGAGTTGCAGACCAACCTGCTGACACAGCGCTTCTATCCCCAGAATAGAATGCAAAGTTTTCACATAAATAGATTTATTCTTTGACACCAGCACTACGTGCAGCATTACTATTATTATTAATTCTATCTTTAAGACATGCCGTAAATCCCAAATTACCAACGTGCCCGAGAGTTGTTGTGGTATCTGCCCAGATCTTCCCACCCATCTGCTGCCAGCGCCTGCAGAAGGCATAATCCTCGGAGAGGTACCTCTTACTATCCGGGTCTATCATGCAGTCAAATAGGGCACAGTACTTCTCAAAGTCCCTGTTTTGGTGGTCATTGACACAATTGAGTTCGGGGTACTTCTCCTGCATCTTTTCAACCACTGAACGCTTGAACAGCATAAAACCGGTTGGGCCATCGAGCACTTCCACGAAACCATTTTCAACCCTGGATTGGTGTGCTCTGAAGTTCATAACAAGGGACGAAGCAAGCATCTCGGGTGGTCGAGTGTCATTATTCTTCATACACTCCTTGGCACTATCCCACATAATGACTTTCTTGGGGTAAGAGGCGCAGCAGAAATCGTGACCGGACTCGATGAGACGAATCACAGACTCTGGGGAAAAGTGAATGTCCGCATCTATAAACATAAAATACTCGGCATCACTCTTTTGCATGAATCTACCGAGAGAAACGTTGCGGGCGCGCTGAACCAGACTCTCATTTTCGGTAGTATCAATTTGTATGGCTATGCCTTTCTCCCTGCATAACATAGATAGGCGCACCATGCTAGCGGCAAAGGCCTCGAGACACTGACCCCCATAACAGGGAACTGCAAGATATAACTTGGTCATTACATTATTTACTATTCCAATCTTTAATTATAGCATCTATTTTTGAAATGGTTGCCACCGAAACGTTGGCCGCTTTCGATATTTCTTGCTTGGTAATATTGAGTTCATTCATCACAACTGCCGCCGCGACCGCCAGGGGTGTCTTGCCCATTAATTTTGAACAAGGTCGTAGATCGTCGCACAACCGAATGCACTTCATCTTGGTCCTGCGCCCCTGGATGTCATTTCCAGAGGTCGGGTTGAGTGCGGTGAAAATGCGCTGAACCATGTCAGATGGCATGGTAATATTATTCTTCTGTGGATGAATAATATCACGAACCTTATCGGCCGTTCTTGATACATCCTTTGTGTCAATCTCAAATGCACTGGCAATTTCCTGGGTCGATCGCGGCACCTTTGCATCCTTGCACGCCCAGAACAGACAATTTGCCTTGACGCCCGTGCGTACTGCGCCTCTCGTGAGTGACTCTTCGGCAATTTTTTTGTAATACATCTTGGCCCTCACTATCACGGATTCGCTCAGGCCCATATTTAGTTTGCCGGCTCGGTCAAAGTCGTCATAGGCCTTGTGCAACGCCCGGTCTCTGTGATTCATTCCAGCATGAAGGTTCATTTTCGACGCAAGGCGATACCTTGATTGTTGCTTCCAGTTAACATTCATCAGCGTTGCCTTGCCCCAATCGTTCGAATACAGTGGATTTGATACCATCCCAACACGGGAGGGGTCATGAGCCACACCGTCCTCCGAGACTCCGCCCTTCCACTCGGCACCCTCAAAAATATAATTATTACTCGTAAATCCACAGTTCCTGCAAGTATTCTCGAAAATGTTTCCACTTTTGTTGCAGTTCGTGCAAAGCTCAACATCTATATGACCCGATCGTTCGGGTGCTTTCGGTGTCAATTGAGAATCCATATAAGCAAAAATATCATCGTGGGACAACATGGTGGTATGTGTTGCCCAAGGATGAATGCTCACCTAAGGCTCATTGGTCTCAACATTTACTGTACCGTTACATTTGGGATGACTTCCTATGAAAGACAATTTTACATCTGTACACTTCCCTTGGCTCCTGCCCTCGTGTATTTTACACACTTCCCCCACTTTATCAGAGATTCCAAAGTCTATGTCATAACCAACAAACTTCATGAGTTCTATGTCGGATTCGCTTACAAGTTCTGCCTGGGCCCTGAAACAATAGCCGCCGTTTTGTGGTGGCTTGGGTGGTTTGTGGGGCGGATGGCCGTTATCGGTCGTGGGTAAATCATAGATGGGATAAGGCTGACCAAACAAGGGAACGGCGGAAGCGGGCATATCTACTATTTATAATATTTTCTTTTTTAATAATAGAATGCCACAGAATCCGGTAAACTATGCACGCATGCAGCGCCTAGAAGCATCCCAGGTTGAGCCACCTTCGTGGTGGACCATGTCTCCACCGACCAAGGTGTGTGTGGGAATAATGGCCATAGGATCCTTAATACTATACAGGCGTTGGGTACTTAAAAAAACGAAACCCCAAAATCCGTACCGGTAAAATCACATGTAGTTTCTATTTCATGATTTCCATTATGCGAACCCATTTGTTCCTTCAGCTGGGACACGAGTTCTTTGTTGGGAATGACTACACCAATTCCATTTCTTATACAAAAGTGTGTTAGCGTGACGTCATTATGAAACATATAGAATAAGGGTCCGCTCATATATTTCTTCAAAAAGGAGCGTTTCAAGCATAGCCCCTGATTACAGGCAAGTCTAATTCCGGTCATGTCCAAAAGATTTGTGGATACCCTGCGAGGAAAGATAAAATTGCAAGGTACGTTACAATACCCCATATAAAACACCTCCAAGTCCGGGACATCTTTGAATTCCTGAATTGCATCCCTAATTATGGGCGTTCCGTGTGGGAAATCCACGTCGTCTTCAAACACACAAATACTATTATAACCATTTAAATATGCGTCATAGTAACACATAAAGAACGATAGAGCTACGCACAATTTGCTTTTTTTGGCGAACGATTGGAACCCTGGCAAATACGTACAGCTCAATGTAAGGTAGTCGACATAGCTCAATAAATCTGGTCTAATCGCATCGAATAATTTATAGTTCCCACCCAATTCTTTCATTTTCCGAGTTGCGTGGTCCATCCTATCCGGCATCACAATACAATAAGACATGTCTACTCCCAGGGTACCCGGATTTTTTACATACTTAAAGCGGTCCTTAAAACGAAGATAAATCCTATTTTTATTATCGTACATTTGCATAAATAACAGTAGTAAAAATAGTATTATCAATATAGTTATTATCATTAACATCTAGTAAGAAATTTTTACGGATTTCATAATCTCATCCACCACACCCCACTTGACACAGTCATCCGGGTTGATGTAAATGTCCTTGTCCATCATCTTCTTGAACTTTTTCTCGGGGATGTCACACTTCTCCTCGTAGAGGTTCTTGATCATGTCCATAAACTTCTTGCAGTTATCCATCTCGGTCTTCATATCCGAAAACTTGCCCCAGAATCCATCGGTTGCCAGGGAATGGATGAGCACGTGAGAGTGGGGCTTGATGAGCTTCTTATGACCACCCAGAAGCATGAAGGTTGCCGCCGAAGCACAGCAGCCGTCGGCAATTGTGGTGACCCTGACCCTCATCTGCGAGAGCTGGTCATGGGCCGAGAACCCGGCGAACATGTCGCCACCATCACTCTTAATGTAAAGCTTGATCTCTGGCTTGTACCCAGGAAGCTCGTACATCTTGTAGAGTAGCTCCTGCTCTAGCTGACGCAGGACCTTGAATAGGTACACGATAGACTCGTCGGATACGTCGGTGTAGAAAAACACCTCATTTCCTACAACCTTGATATCGTCCCACTCAGAGTCATCAATCTCGGACTTGTCGGATGGCTTGTTGTCTACGCTGAAGATTGCCATGTTTCTTGAGGTGCTTCTTTACTAAACTTAGCGCCTTCCCCTTTAACTTATTGCGCACAAGATGATTCATAAAATCTATGTCAGGCGATTCCAAATGGTATGCATCACAAATAGATATTATATCATTTATATTTTTATGTTGAATCATCGCCATAAAATATGAAACGAAATCTATGCCAAGGGTCACGGAGGGGTGTCTTGTGCACATGCTTCTAAATTTTTTATCTCTCAGACTTTGGTTGCAATATTTGGTCCATACTGCACCCGGGACAAGCTTGTCAAAATCCATTCTATTTTTGGTGTATATTGATGGATACACGCATGATTCTATTGTAAAATAAGGTATTGCGTCCCACATGCCTTTATATATTAGGGTATCCAGGGTATCGGCTCTCGAAAATGCATCTGCTACAATCGCAGATTCTTCTATTGTATCTGTTTGGTAATTTGTAAACATTATGTCCGCCGTGTGTCCGTGCTCCTCCATCCGAACGTCCATCATGCGCTGGTACCCGCGACCTCCTTTGCATAAAAGATCGTACACATTATCTTTCGTGCTATATTCCGTGTCTTGTTCAGATACTTCCAGGTTATACTTATCTTTGCAGTAAGTTCTTATAATATCATTTCTTCTATTGGGTCCATTTATTTCAAAGAATACCACGTCGTGACCCTGAAATATGCTGCGAAGTCGGAAGTCACTCCGACTATTTATGAGTACAGGGCCATGAACATGCTTTACATCTAAAATGAAATCCCTTACAATATTGAACCCTGGCAGGTCGGGGTTGGCATCGTCGATATAAAGAACTGTACTAGACCCCTTTAATTTATCCAGCATTTCCTTGGTATCCAATTTGCTTTTTAGTAAATTGTTTTCAAAATCCACAAAAGAGTACTCTTTCAAAATTCGGTTACAGGCATAGCTCTTACCTACCCCCGAGCCTCCCAGAACGCACACGATATTCCCATTCTCTATAGCCTTATCGATTTCATCTTCAAGCGCAGTTTTTTTTCTCATTTTTTGTGAGTGTATTATAACAAAGTTCTCCATGATCGATGAAATAACAGAACAACTGGTAGACACAGTATTCTCAAATAAGAAAATTAAAGAAAAGGTATACCCTACAATATATGGTATAGTTGCCTTTAATTTACTAATGTTCATAATGGTTTTATACATTGTAATTAAATTGTATTTCATACCGCTTACGCCTGCCCAGTAGAACCAAAGCCCCCCTCCGCGCGGTCGGTGTCTACGAGCGTATCAACATTCTCTATAACTGGCGTCACACACTGCTCTAAAATAAGCTGTGCAATTCTATACCCCGGACGAACCACATAGGTATTTATATCATGGTTGAACAGAACCACCTTTACCTCACCTGTATAATCGGGGTCAACCACCCCGGCCCCCACCTGGATTCCATGCTTTACAGCCAGGCCAGAACGAGGAGCAATTCTTCCATACGTGCCTCCTGGGAGACTGATGGCAATACCCGTCGGCACGACCGCCCTGCGACCGGGGGCAATGGTGCATCCTTCGGTTGCATAGAGGTCATATCCCGCAGCCTGCTCACTACCACGGCAAGGAAGCTTGGCATTTTCATTGAGTAACTTTACTCTAAGGGCCATCTATACTTACAATAGACATCTTTTCTTTAATACATATATCGATTTCCTGGCGGTAAAATTTGACCCATATTCCAGTAAAATATTATTCGGCGAAATGCACACAATCTTTCCCGACGATAATTCAAAGCCCTTTACGTCGCAATAGTAAAAAGTTCCAACTATAGTTTCCCCCGAAATAAGTCGTAATAATGAGATAGCTTCGCATGCATTTGCAAAAATTACACCACAAAACTCCACTTTTCCATTCTCTGGGTAAAACGTGCCTCTGCGGTTCTCATATTTAGCCCTGTGATACAAAGGCATATTCGTCAAATGGGAGTCTCTTGATACTTTCTAACCTTTCTTTTTTTAGCCGTTCTTCTTTAATTTTTGTAAGATGGTATATGCACATGCACGCGGCGTCCGCGATGTCATGCCGGCGCGCTTGATTTATGTATCCACAGATATGTGACAAATGCGGTGCCGCAATATCAACCACGGCTTTCTTTCGTTCTTCATAATCTTTGTGACTAATTCTAAAATGTTTATGAAGTCTATTCGGTGACAATAGTTTGACCTTGTGTCTGTACGCGGACATTAAAAGCGCCTCTATGTCCTTGAGGCCCATGGGTGGCTGTCGTTCTATTAAAATATAATCCGCCTCATCAAACATTTCCTTATTTTCCTGGATAAAATGTGCCACGCGATCCACCGTCTCCGCGGTGTGTGGTATGGTACACGCGCACACTGGCACCTTTATGTGCTTGGTTATTGAAATGTTGTACCTGAACGCCTCATCAAACGTAAAATTAAAGGAGTCATCGACTACCATTCGAACGACTCCCATATTTATGTAACCTACATCTATACCAACGAATGTTAACATTCTAAAATAAATACACCTTTTACCTTTAAATTAAAGATTTCCCACCAAAACATAGCATGACTCAATTCCAGGCAATCTCCTGGGAGGCTGGAGATTCGGAGACGAAGGGTAAGTATCTGATACACATTTTTGGTCGCACAGAAGATGGAAAGTCGGTCTGTTGCACCACCCCTTTCAAGCCCTATTTCTTCATAAAGCTCGATAAGATGCAGCAAAAAGATGAAGTGCTTGAAAAACTCGCGGATCAGATGGGATTGTACGACGATAAGAAGGAGGAGATAAGGGATATATTCTCTACCTTTTTTACCTATAAATTTGTGAAGTGCAAGGATCTCTATGGATTTCAGAATAATAAGGAATTCGTATTCATTAAACTCGAGTTCAATACTCTGGCCAAGCTCAAAAAGTTTGAGAATGCCGCACACCGCACGAGGCTCAGGGTTTACGAGGCGAATATCGATCCGTTCTTGCGATTCATGCACCGGACCAATATCAAGTCCACCGGGTGGATTGAGATTCCCGATACTGCACATCCAAACAACGTGAGCACTTGTGATGTAGATCTGTTTGTGAAGAAATGGAATGACCTCAAGCCGATTGATAGGGACGATATTGCACCTTTCAAGATTGTGTCATTTGATATTGAGACCAATAGTTCAACTGGTAAGTTCCCAGACCCCTTGGTCGAGGGTGATGCGTGCTTCCAGATTGGAATCACTTCAAAGATTTATGGATCTGATAGAATCATAGATAAGGTATGCTTATGCTATAAGGAGACTGATGCACGGGATGTCGAGTGGTTCGGGACCGAAAGGGAACTATTGGAAGAATTTCAGCGCACGATCAGAAAGATTGACCCCGACGTGATGATGGGTTACAATATTTTTGGTTTTGATTGTGAGTTTCTTTTCAAACGTGCGAAAATTTGTAAGGCCACGAATTTTTATGATTTGGGGCGTCTCCGGGGTAAGCCGAGCGAAATGATTACCAAGCGCCTATCGAGTGGTGCGCTGGGTGATAACATTCTAAAGATGCTACCGATGCCCGGGCGCTATACCTTTGATTTGTTCCACGAAATCAAGCGCGAGAAGAAGTTGGATTCGTATTCGCTGAACAATGTATCCAAGCAGTTCTTGGGTGATACAAAGATTGATATGCCACCGCACGAAATGTTTAGGCGCTACCGGGAAGAAAATGCCAAGGAGCTGGGCGAGGTTGCAGAGTATTGTTTGAAGGATACACTGCTACCACACAGGCTTGTGGATAAGCTTTGCATTTTCACAAATTTGGTGGAAATGGCCAAGGCCACCTGGGTACCTCTGAGCTGGCTGTCTGAGCGCGCTCAGCAGATCAAGGTGTTTTCGCAGATCACTCGCAAGGCCCGAGAGCTGAACTTCCTAGCACCCACGATCAAGCACAGCTATGGTACGAACAGCGATGATAAGTACGAGGGTGCCACGGTTCTGGAGGCACACACGGGAGCCTATTACACCCCGATCACGGCCCTTGATTTTGCATCGCTGTATCCGTCTATCATGGTTGCTCATAACCTATGCTTTTCAACGTTGGTGATGAATCCTGCGTATATGAATATTCCTGGCGTTGAGTACGAAAGTTTCGAGGTCTCTGAGGGTAAGGTGTATCACTTCGCCCAGAACGTGCCAAGCCTGCTCCCGGAGATTTTGACCGAGCTCAAACAGTTTCGCAAAAAGGCCAAGAAGTTGATGGCCCAGGCGCGCGGTACACCCATGGAGGAAGTGTACAACGGCCAGCAGTTGGCCTATAAGATTTCGATGAACAGCATCTATGGATTCTGTGGGGCCAGACGTGGCATGCTTCCCTGCGTGCCCATTGCGGCGTCGACCACCTGCCAGGGGCGTAACATGATTGCAATGACCAAGAAGTGTGTGGAGGAGAACTTTGAGGGCGCCAAGGTTAGGTATGGAGACACGGATTCCGTGATGGTCGAATTCAATTGCGATGGAATGAGCCAAGAGGAGGCGATCGCCCATAGCTGGAAGATTGGCGAAAAGGCGGCAGAGATGTGTAACAAGCTATTCAAGAAGCCAAACGACTTGGAGCTCGAAAAGGTCTATTGTCCTTACATTCTATATTCGAAGAAGCGTTACGCGGCCAAGATGTGGACCCAGGATACGGCTGGTGCTATGGAAATGGAAAAGGTGGATGTCAAGGGCCTGCAGCTGGTCAGGCGCGACAATACCCCTTACACTCGCGAGGTTTGCAAGGCGGTGTTGAACATGATTCTGGATTCCAAGGATCCGAGCGGTGCGATCGAATGTGCCAAGAATATGGCCCAGGATTTGATTGATGGCAAGATTCCTATGGAAAAGTTGCTGATGTCCAAGACTCTGGCGGATTCATATAAAACCAAGAATGGTGAGTGGTCGTATAAGAAAATGATGGACGGCGGAGTCCAGGAGGTCCCTTCACAGCCACACGTTCAGGTGCTCGAAAAGATTAACAAGCGCACACCCGGTGCACACCCACACACGGGTGACCGAGTTCCGTTTGTTTTGGTAAAGACCGAGGATCCCAGGGCCAGGATGTTCGAAAAGGCAGAGGATCCCAAGTATGTTAAGGACAATGGTGTGGAACTGGATTATATGTATTATTTTACAAATCAATTGAAAAAGCCGGTCGAGGACTTGTTAGAGCCCCTGGTTGGAAACGAGGACATCTTTGCAAGCATGATGCCCCCCAAACCCCCTCGCAAAAAGAAGGCAACCGGTGGGAAACAAACAAGCGTGGCCGATCTATTTAAAAGTTTTGAGCAAAACCATTGTAAGTAAAGCATGCACGAGGACGAGTATGCACAAATGATTGTGGATGCCGTGAGGCCCATAAATAGAGAGTATTACTCTGATAAAGTAAAATACTGGCTCATTAAAAGCGATATTGTATTGGATGATGAGAAGGCTGATAGATTAGTAACACACATTTTTGAAGGAAAAACGCCAGAAAATAAAAATATTTGCAAGGGCAGGCTTGCAAATGGAAAGAGATGCAAGAAGCCTGCCAGGGAGAATGGGTATTGTGGTTTTCATCAGAAGCAATATAGACCACCCACTGGGACCCAGGTAAATGGTAATAGGGTGGTTCGACCTAAAAACATTCCCACGCTACTGTAATAAAGATAAATCCATAATATTTTGTATGAGTAAGGAGAAGATTCTTCTCGCTAGTCTTACAAAATTTTATAGTGCTGCTGAAAATGCCGACACTTTGAAGTCCTTGCTTAATAAGGATAATGGTATTTCGCTGCGAAATATTGAATGGTTTGTGACGAATCATTCCAAAACCAAAAAGACCACGTATAAAACGAGTGATGGTAGGGACTTTGTGGTTCATATGGCGTACAAGAGCAGTTTAGATGGCTACTCGAAGAAGCTATTTGATCCATTCTGTCGAACCGAGCGCATCTCTTTCCGTAACATGACCACGACGGTCGCTCAGCTCAATTTTATCAAGTGGTGCATTGAAAATGATATTTTACAATATATACATAATAACAAGAGTAAAATTTTTAAGAAAACGACAGAGTCGCCCGTCCATTCTCAATAAATAATCTATTATATCCGAAACTGTACGCGTGAATGCTGAAACCCTTCTCGGCATCCACCTGTTCAAGCGCTGCGCTTGCTTCTTTAATTTCTAGGTCGAAACTAAAAAAGGTCTTGTTTGACGTGGAGTTCGAGAGGTTTATTGTACCCGATGGATTCACTTTGGTCGGATAAATGGAGAACGAATATGTATATATGTTCTTATTGGTGGACGAGAGGTCGGAGTTGAGTCCTTGGTAATACTTGTAAAAGTTCGGTGTACCATAGCGCTCCACGAGTGGCACGCCGTCTAAATAAAAGTTGGCCTTTTTGAGCAATTCGTAGAATGGCTTATATTGCTCGTTTGTTGACCGAATGGTACTGAAATTGTAGCGATGTAGGAACTCCTGTGAACTTGTCTCGTCCTCGAATTGTGCGGACCTAAACAACCAAGTCATGAGTTTCATTGGCATGTCTGATACCAGGCCCTCGTATCGCAAGTCGGTGCCAAAATTGAATATCTGTCTAGGCAGGCGTTTGACTTGCTCTATAAGTATATTCTGGGGATTGGATTTATAATAGTGTCTTTCTTGTGGTGATATCATGACTTCGTCTGTGACCAGGAATGTATTCTGATAGCTAAGATCTATGGGTGCATTCACGTTTGAGAAATACTCCTGGGGTTTGAACTTTATAACCACCGTAATCTCCTGATCCTGTAGGGCGCACAGTGGCAAGTAAGGCGCCTGAGATCTGTACTCGCCGCTCATTTTCGTGGGTATCGCCTGGGTCGAAGATGTTTTCTGTGTTCTGCAAAAGAAGAAATCAAGGGGAATGTAGAGATCTATGGGTCCAAAATTAAAGGCACTCGTTGGCAAGTAATCCTGACCGCCATTTATCAAGAATTTGAGTGCATTTTTTTCGTCATCACTTCTGAACAGTTCGTCTCTTGTTACATACCAGATGTCATCTAATTTCTCTATTTCTTGGCCATTTATTTCAAGCGAAACCTCATCCAATATGGCCCGACCCACCTTGTCGGTATATATGCCGGTTGGGTTATACTTGTTCATCTGAATGTTCACGGGGAATACCGACTGGTATACATTCTCTTGAATGGCAGTGGTACTTCCATTTTCTACAAATGTGGAAAGGCAGCATCTCAGGAGATTTGAAGAAAAATCTGCATCCGACAGATTCACTCCACTGACCGGGCGTACACCCGCACTCACGTTGCTATCAATTAGACCGTTATTGTAGGTGGTTGTTATTATGACATCACCGCTCCTCCCGGTATTATCGGATATCGCATTAAACATGGACGTCTTTAATTTCACCGTGGCCTCGGAACTTATGACCCTATTTACTACCGAGCTTCTGTAAACCAGATTGGCGGTTACACTCAGGGCAAGGGGATCGTAGTCCTGGAATAGCACCTCTATGGTGTCATTTGTTTGGAGGGCATTAGAAAGCGGTGCAGCGCCCGTTGCCGGCGCCGCGGTTCCATAACCGGGGTTTATTACCACCCTCTCAAATTCACCGCTTTGGGTAATGTCTGGTCCGAATGACAGTATTACCTCGTCATACCACCCTCTTTCCGTGGTATAACTATTTTCAGAATACCCAACATTCGATGCGAAATATTTGTAAATTTCCATCTGGGCATTGGAGTTTGTTTCCTGCCCCTGTGACGAAAACGACGCCAGGGTTAGTTTGCGGGCCCGCATGTCACCATCCCTGAACACACCGAATTCGAATGTGTTGCTATACTGCAATGGATTTGAAGGTCTTGTGTATCTACTCGTTCCGTACAGGAACTCTACTTTGTCCAACCTGCCACTGCGGGTGAGTCGACTGGGTAAGAATTGCCTGTATGCATCGTTTACCATAACATTACTGGTGTCTGGTGGGTTACCGGGCGGTGTCACTGTGCCCCCGATTCTGTCAAAATACCAGGTCTGATATGGTATGTTATCAGTGCTAATTTTTGCAACGGTCGTGGGATTCTGGACGAACGCGCCTGGCTGGAAGGGGTTGAGGTTGTTTGTAATACATATCTCCGACGTGTTTGCAGATGTAAATGGTACGAGACCATTTACCGAATAATCCAAAAAATTTACCATGGATTCTACATTTGCATAGCCAACATCGAAACTAAAAACATTAGTTGTAACCACATTAGTTCTAGGATTTGTGTTACCAGATACCTGCAAAGTATTAAATGTCATGAATGTATTTTGCAAGTTCGAGGTGCTATTAAATTCAATATTTGACGAGTAAAAATTGGCAGTCGTTTCTATATTTAGGGCATCACCCAGCCATACCGGACCGACGCTTCCATCCGAAACCTGGGCAAAGTTACCCGCATAGTCCTTTCCATCCCACCCCACATCGATCTGTCTATTAGAACTATCCTTTATGTCCATATACCAGGAGGAAAATATGCCATTGTTTTCGATTGATGAGTTCGAAACCGCGGTAAACACGTTGGTGCGCTTGAGACCCACCTCTACCACGTTACTCGTTGACTGGTCAGTGATGGTGAGTATAGAGGATTTCTTTGTGCCGAGCTTTATGCCGGTTTGTAGGAGTGGCAAAGATCCAGGGGAAAATTGGCCCACAAAACTTGCACCGTATAGCGGATTTTGGAAGAGAAGATTGAGTCCAATATCTTTCCATGTGTTTGTCACTGTGGAAAGCGTTAGAATTCGCGCAGTTTGCACTCCGTTGTCGGTTCCGCCATATACCACAATTTCGGGGCTAAGATACGGATGATACGATGCAAATCCATATAAATTTTGATCGATAGAAGTCGTTGCTGCCACGGCTTCCCTGGTCTGGGTGGATGTGTCTATATACTGGACCCTGGTATCTTCTTTTCCTCCACCGATGATATACAACTTCGTTTCATCCTGTATTGCTTCGAAGTTTATAAAGGGGTTTTCCACAACATTTGAGGTCAAAGATACGGAATTTGTTACCGTGTGTAACGAGAAGTTGTTGTCAACATTCACATATGAGATGGCACTGAAATCTGTGGTGGAATTTGTATCATTGTTCCAGAAGTAGATATTTGATTTGGCTGCCAGTAGGCCGTTTGTGCCAAATGAGTAAATGGTCTGTGGCAAGGTGATCGCCGACCATGCAAGGGCTGAGGTATCGTAGGCATAAATTTCCGAATGATTTATGGAATTTGTTCCAAAATATTTACCACCCACTACCACTACTTTTCTATTCACGTACGCAACCGATGGCATCTCCACCGCTTTGCCCGGAAAGGCAGAAGATTCGAGTACCCATGGGCGCAATACGTGGTCGCTGGTATTTATAACCGATTTGTAAAGTGTGGTATTTCTTGTGACATTAGATAATTCGTCGATAGTGCCGAAGAGAAACATGGTAGGATTATCGGTATCCAGGACCATTCGACCGTCGCGGAATGCAAAGTCGAATCTGGGCATTTCTACCGTATTGTACGTAATACCATTACTAACGTCATTCTTGACTGAAGTTGACAGAAGGTTTGAGCCGGACAATCCACCAACCATGAAAATATTTGAGTCATAACCGGCAAATGCAACATTTGACAAATTTCTTGAAATGTATGGATCTTGAATCACATTTTTCGACCCCAGGTCAAAATCATTATTAATTTCCACAAGAGAATCTCTGAGTAGTTGGGAATACCCCGTTGCACCCTCGTCGGGAATCGTGAATTCATCCTGGTCCTCTGTCGATGTTATAGAAATTGTGTTGGAATAGCTATCAAAATTAACGCTGATACCCGGATTCCACGTAGAACTAGTTACATTTGCCACATCTTGTCCATTTAGGTACACGTTGGCACCTGCCACCGCGTAACTCACGTTTGACGAATAAAAGGCGTTTCCGGTGTAAGAATTTATAAAATCCGTATTTACAATTGGAGTTACGGGTCCGCTGTAGAAGGTGGTATCTTCACCCAGATCCAAAAAATAATCAAACGACGTGGTGTTATTGAACTCCGTTGGCATGAACACCTCCGCCTTTTGATAGTAAGTATTGCTTGAATCATAAGTGATTGGGAAACGCTTACCAGTAGAGAGTGCAAGCGATACCAGGCTTAGCGGGTATCCCTGTATGGTCTCCTGGGTGCTCGTTGCTGTAAATTGGACCCTGGGTTCGTTGTGCGGATACACATCCATAGTCAAAGAATTTATATCCGAAAAATCATCCTGCAAAACATTTGAGACGCTATTACTCAGGGTCTTGGCAGTGATGATATTTGCACCGGGCCACCGCATGTCCCAGAATACATCGTATCCCTGTGGTCCAAAATCATTTGTATTTATGGCAGTGACTCCTTCGATTTCCAGGAAATTATCAACACTATCTACAAAAATATTCCCAAGAACATTCGAGGAAACATTTGATTCGCTAGGATCTATGATATTAATCATTGTGTCCAGCTTCATGGAAGACCTATCGATTGTATTTCTATAATAGTTGTTGTGAATGTGCACTACGTTCGAATAACCGGTGGTGGTATTAGAGAAAAAATCTATGTTGAGAACTTCTCGTTGAATAGGCACGGGGCCATAGGAAATTCCATTTGTAACAATATTGGCATACCCATTACTGCTCTTTGTAAACGATTTGACCTCATATTGGGCAGAAGTTGTAAAAATGTTTCCAACATCATTCGCTCCACCAGATAATACGTTAGCACTGGGACATATAGTTTCATCATAAACATTGCTAGTGATTGTCAAATGAGTGCCATCGCCCTCTAATACCTTTGTTGTCTGTGCCGCAGATAGCCCCAAGTCTGTCACTAAATTTCTCGTGAAAGTGTTTGTATCATTGACAATTTCGATTGTATTATCCAACCCATAATTAATCGTAGTAGTGTTCGAGCAAATATCACACACATCGTACTTTGCGGTTCCCACAAACATCTCCAATACAGGGTTACTTACGCGCACGCTCACATTTGATATCGAATCAGATACCTTGGTTATTATGAGACCTCCATTTAGCAAAGCATCTTCAAAGTCTGCGTCAAACGCAAGGCCATCTGTATTGGTATCAAATGGGAGTACGTTACTCGCACATGTTACTCTACAAGAATCGACCGTTGCTGCCAACTCCCAATTCTGGTAGGCCGTATACAACCCTGCGTTTGTCGAATAATCATCAATCTTCCCCTTACTAATAGTGAATCGTCCGTGGGCCTCGTCAGTGGGATTTGTGGAAGTACCTTCATTATATCTAAAGAACGGCCGGGTGTCAGTAAATCCGGTAATATTCACCTGTTTCGGCAAAGTCTGTTGGAAATTCACCAGGCATTGTAAGTATGGGTTTGAACCATCTTGTGCAAAGCCAAGTGTTATCTTGGTGTTTCTTGCCGGGGACGTAACCTCTATAATGGGCTGAAACGAGTTATCGAGAACATACACATTCGGGTCAGGGTTTATATCACCCAGATACACTTCGAATAATCGAGAACCCGTGGGTGTTGTTATTTCTCGATTCGCGTCCAAGTTGCTAAGTTGGCTCGTGGTGTAAAAGTTCAGAGTGTTTTGGTAGAAATTGATGGTATCTGCGCGGGGCTCAATGTCTGTGATGTCCATCAGAGTATTTGATCCCGGGGTCGTATTGTAGTCCGCCTGGTAAAGATGGGACCGCCCAAATGCAAAATCATTAATATTGATATAACTCTTTAACATTTCGCCGGAAGTTTTAATGCTAATACTCGAATTTAGCAAACCACTCGTGGCCGTGGTTACGTTTGCACCACCAAAATTTTCTTCGAACTCACCAAAAGTGTAGTACGTCACGTCAAAGTCATCGCCAATTGTTAATATATTATCACCATTGACCATGTCTTGATCACCATCAACCACGATGTTACTTATCATTGCATTTGAATCGGGCACAAGGGATTTTGTCGGCAATGCCGTGGCCGTGGAGGTTCTGGTAACATTGGTCTTGAATTCGAGATCATTGACCGCCATGTTCACGTTTGAAAATATAAACTTTGTTCCAATATTTGCCGTCACTGAATTTATTGAAATAACATTTCCGCCGTAATTCGAGCCGAGCGTACTACCAAATGGCAGCAGATTGCTCACACCGGCCAAGTTCACGCGTACGTTCGCACCACCGAGGGTTAACAGGTGCACGTTACTGAAACCGAAAGCGTCGTTACTTATTTTAGGTCTCTGTATATCTCTGAGTTCAAAGTTTCTTATTCCACCATCAATAGTACTTGGGTTCTGAACATTATTCTCTGAAACCGTCATGAACACATTGACGGTAGTGTTACCACTTGGCTCGGAGATTGTCATGAATCTTTCATCAAGAAGTCGCGTTCCTAGCTTGTGTCCATAGACATTAGCAAACCCGACTGCGACGTTTGATAAATAGGGCTCGTAGCCGACATACTGTGCGTTGGCCAGGAGCTCATTAAAATTATCCCTAATAAGTGTCTCGTACCGAATATTACTGGCACCCAAATTGAGACTCTTTAGTTCGGAGTTTTCAAAACACACCGTTTCGCCAATCGGTATAGGTATGTCAAAATCACCCGGTAATTGGATGGTAACATTAGATGCCGCCTGATCTTCCGATAGAATTGGCATCTGAGTTTTCAGATACATGTTCCCGAGCATGTCACCCATTTCCCTGGTCTTAAAGACATGCTTCACCGTATTACCAAAATACTTCGTACTAGGCTCCCCAAACTGCGTGCGGCGCTGGTAGATCGCATTACTGGGGGACTTTATGAACGATGGCGTAAAATGTGAATTATTGTTACTCAATAGATAATTTGCGTCCTGAGGACCTATGGCGTCCAGGGAAAGCACCGAACCCGTGGCTGACTTTCCTCTAACACCTCCCGGCGCTTTACATTTACCTCTATCGGTCATTACTAATCTAATGTATTATTTTTTTAAGTTGAAAATCGCATTACATATTATTAATATCCTCCCTCCATAGATCCTTAATCGAAGTTGCATTCAGGTCATCGTGCATCTTCTTGCGCACGTCCGCTTCGCCGTTGAGCTTTTTGATATTCTCCTCCGTGTATTGCTCGGTCTTGATGTTGAATAGGTAGTCCCAGGACTTGTTGACTTTCATCAACTTATGCTGCTCCATCTGTTCCTCGATGTTTGCCCGCTTGCGCTTGAAAATCACAATTTGTTCCTCAACCACGAGCTTCACAAACTTGGCCTTGTTCTGCGCGACTGCTGCATGAGCCCTGTATTCCTTGAGGAGATTCTCCTTGCGTTTATTATAGTGTTCCGTTCTAAACTTGAAATAATCTACAAGGATTTCCTCGGCCGTGGCATACTTCTTCATACCGTGTGGAGTCATTAGCCACATGTTTGTGGTATGAATTGCCCTGGTGAGCCACAAATCCTTGAGAGCATTGGTACCCTTGTATCCACGGATTGTGAACTTGGGGCTATCCTCCGTACTGTGATTGTCAAATGAGGTAATTTTGCCCTTATCAACCAGGCCATCTAGATACTCCTTATAGTCCTGTGTCCACTTACCCGGTGGAAGTTCGGTCACTTTAATGGTGGTCCCACTCTCAGTGAAAAGCCCCTGCATCGTCCAGGTGCCCTTATCCTTGGGGTAGGTGCGACCCTTGAAGCCCTTATACCAGGGGGTCATGGGGGTGGGCACCTGTCCCTCCAGACACCTAAGAATGTTCTTCTTGATGTCGTCCGGGTTGTAACACGGAACCTGCGTACTATAGCCAGTTCCAATACCATCGGCACCGTTTACCAACACCATCGGCAAAGTGGGCATATAATACTCGGGCTCCACAGACTTACCATCATCATCAAGAAACTTGAGAGTGCTGTTATCCTTAGAATCAAAAATATGTTGGGCCTGCTTGCTCAACTTGGTAAAGATGTACCTTGGGCTCGCCGCATCCTTGCCACCCATTAGTCTAGTTCCAAACTGACCACAGGGCTCCAAAAGATTAATGTTATTGGATCCCATATAATTGTGGGCCATGCCAATAATAGTGCCCTGGAGACTTGCCTCGCCGTGGTGATACGCAGATACCTCTGAGATATAACCAGACAACTGAGCCACCTTTATCTCCTGGGTCAGCCCGCGCTTCATGCAGGCAAACATCACCTTGCGCTGCGAAGGCTTCAAGCCATCGCACATATGAGGGATGGACCGCTTCACATCTGCCACACTGAAATTTACCAGGTCACCATCAATAAACTTTGAAATGGGTAGCTTAGTAATCTCACCATACTTCACCTCATCCCCGGGGAACTTGATGTGATTCTCCAGCCACCCCTTGCGAGCATCCGCCTTGGTCTTATCAAATGCAAGCACCACAGACTTGTCGGTGTCGGGGGTATCCACGAAACCCACGGTCAACCGATCAATTGCCTTGAAATACTCCTTGGCCTCTGTGCTGGTGCTGGTGCCCAGACCCTTGTAATACTTGACCTTCATACCACGGGGGATCTTACCACCCTGAGACCGAAGCCAGGTCTCATAGGCCTGGTTGGTGAAAAAACTCTGCTTACCCACCTTGATAATAGGAGTCACCATACTCACCACAAAACCCAAGGACAAAAGGGATGGCCAGAAGCAATGGATCATGTTGAGAACCAAGCCCTTGATGTGCGATCCATCAAGATCCGCATCTGTCATGATCATCAACCGGCCATAGCGAAGCTCGGAGAGGTTCTTGTACACCTTGTCCTGCTGTAGACCCAGAATCTTCTTCAAATCAGAAAACTCCTGGTTAGACATCAGCTGCTTTACACTTGCATCGCGCACATTCTTGGGCTTACCCCTCAGTGGAAATACACCCCACTTGTCCCTGCCCACCACACTGAGGCCACTAATAGCAAGCGCCTTGGCCGAATCTCCCTCGGTAATAATCAAAGTACACTGCGCAGACTTCTGAGTACCCGCCCAGTTGGCATCATCCAACTTGGGAATACCCGTGATCTTGTTCTTCTTAGTCCCATCATTCTTCTTCAGATCCTTCTGCTCCTTAAACTTGGCGACAGACATAAGCTCATCCCTGATACCAGTGTCAAGCACCTTCTTCATAAAGGCCGGAGTGGACTTCCAGTTACTGCCAAACTCTGCAGCCTTGGTGGTCAACTCTGATTTTACCTGACTACTGAATGATGGGTTAATGATGGTACTCTTTACGAATACAAACATACTCGACTTTACATTCATGGGCCTGAGCTTATCAGCACCATCGATCTTCTTCTTTACCATCTCTGTGATGATATCCTTTGACAGGCAATTGGCAACATTGTCCACATGGGTCCCACCCTTGGTTGTGCAGATTCCATTCACAAATGATACCTGATTGAAACCAGTGTGGTTACTCGGAGACACTACCACATCCCAGCGATCGCACGAATGGGTCACGGGGTTCTCGATGCCCTCGTGCATCTTGGCATAATCCAGAAGCTTCTTTACGGGGATGCGCTCCCCCTGAAAAGTCACCTTGAGATTGCCCTGCTGACAGATGGCCGTGTCCCACACGCGCTTCTCAATGAGCTTGACAAAATCTGGGCTCATAACGTTCATGCCAAAACGCTTCCAGTCGGGAATGAAAGTGACCCTGACCTCGCCATCTTTACCCTTGTATGCCTTGGGCTTCTTGTCCATGCTACCGCGCTGAATCTGCATGTTGTCCTTCCAGAACCAGGCGTACTGCTTCTGATTTACGGGGTCCTTGACCAATACTTCAAAATTCTTGGAGTAAATATTGGTCAACTTGGAACCGTAACCATTGCGTCCACCCGTGGTCCTTTCCTCCGTATCATCATAATTAGATGATGTCAGCAAGGTGCCGAAGATGAGTTCAGGAATGTAAATATCCTCAGTATCATGCTTGACAATAGGAATACCCTTGCCATTGTTGGAAACTGTGATGGATCCGATGTTATAATCGTAAAATACATCGATCTTGGTGACCTCAGTGGGGTTCAGAGCATGCTGGTCCAGGGCATTGACCAAAATCTCATCAAAGATCTTGAGAAGCGCGGGAGGGTAGTTCAGATTCTTCTTTACAAATTTTCCATGATCAAGTACCCAGGAAGATTCGGTGTCCAACTTTGTGGATCCAACATAACTATCCGGGCGTTTGAGAACGTGTTCGAGATGCGAGAGTTTCTCCCACTTCATGGTATGTGCTATGAGTTAGACTCGTGTATTGCCTCTAAGTAAGGGGGGACCCTTGGGCAGTTTCGCACAATAAATTATTATAATAATATATCTTATAATGGTTGCGTCTATACGAGGTAATCGTAGAATCGATCGTTTTGGTCCGTTAGGTGGTATCAGGAAAAAAACACCAACTATCAAACCCAGTGATACTATAGGGAGAACACTAAAACCCGTTATTAAATACCCTGAGGTAAAGGACAGGCAGGTTATAAAAAGAACGTTTGATAGTGCGGTCAGGGAGTACATGCCGTTAACTCCCGGTTACATCAAATATCCAGTGAACTATGAGTCTAGATATGAATACATAGGAAACAAACTTACAAATAATAGTAATAAAACCTACACTGGTGGAAATTTTAATAATAATGGTAAACTGACAATATCCGGTAATGCCGCGTTGACAACGCCTGCGGTACCTAAAAGGGGAGAAGTATATAACCCCGAAGAAATCTATGGCAATATAATCATTCCACTCATAAAAACATATGCACCTCCCGTAATTAAAAATGCTATGAAAAGTTTTAATTATTCTCTTGTTTTACGGAGCAGAAAGTCCAAAACAAATGAAATACAATGGCACACAAATGCAAGGGCTACCAATAATTTAGGGGCTAGCGTGTGGCAAATCATATACTACGTTGACACGCCCAAAATTGGAGAAATTGGGGGGAGATACATTAATGCACCAAGTGAACAAAGAGGTAAACTCAGATTCATAATTGCACGCACTGGCGATGGTATATCTACAGTCGGAGAACTTTCGCCTCATGCCGGCGTGGGCGTAGGTGCAATTCCTGATTACTTTTATCATAAAGTTCTACCACCCATAAACAGTTCTATAGTTACTACTAGACAAATAATCGTTCTGACGATACATACGCCTAGTGCAGAATTGCGTAAGAATGTACTTGGTAAGGAGTTATATAATACTAACAATGCGCAACTGGAGCTGAATAATATATTTATTTCGGCCAAGAAAAAATTAACCGGACCAAATGTTAGAAAGCGGCAGCCTATAATAAAAAATTTTACGTATAATTCTATACGGAGTGCGTATAAAAGGTTTTTAGCTAATAAGACTAAAAACGTTACTAATATGAATATAAATAATAGAAATCTTGTTAACCTGAACGTTACTAGACCAAATGTAAATGGGCCAGTACCAATGAATACGCGTTAAATAAAACATCATTAGTCACCAAGGAAATTCTTTGTGACTAATGATGTTTTAATTTCTATTTTATTTACACATTCATGCCAGCCAGGGGGGTAGGGGCAGGCATGGCCTTTTCGGCCTCGGGCTTCTCGATCTTGAGCTTCTTGACCTTGAGCTTCTTGACCTCGGGCTTCTCGGCCTTGGGCTTTTTCATCATGTTATCGTTGATCAGATAGAGGGCCACGAGGGCGACGGTGACAAACATGAGGTTGCTGAGGTTCATCTTTGGCATGCGGAGCTTCATCATAGTTGTTATAAAATGTAATAAGAAAATAATTCTAAAATATCTTATGAATGACTATATTTTTAGAACATCCGACATAGAGGCATGTTCGGAATACACGTCTGCTGTCCTTGTATGTTCCCCCGATGGATGTAAAATTTCCGCAACAAGCGAGGAAAATGTCATATTATATGAAACTCAAATTTCTCCGATAATTCCTGGAAATTTTGTAAAAACTTTCAATATAGAAAATTGGAGCATGTTTGAGGATCACTCTGTGGTATCTGTCGATTCAACCGGCAATTTCACATACGATGGCATAATCACCACATTTATGTCAGAAGGCACCGAACTTAATTCAATACTTCCTGCCCACATGACAATTGCAAAGATTCCGGAATACATCCTGAAATACAACGGCCCAATTAGATTCGAAAAGATCGGTGGAAATTTAGATATTATGCTGGATCTTTGTGATACTAAAATCATACTAAAGCTAGACTGTCTGTATACCAGTGTCAACGATGCATTTTCTACCACAATCCGTTCTGAATTTCTTCACGATTATGTGAGTTCTGGATATCTCAAATTATATTTTCAGGATGATTTCCCAATAGCAATAGAGGATGGGCCTAACCGAGCTTTCATAGCACCTACTTAAGCTTTTGACAGTAATAATTACAAAATGCCATCTATACACTGGGATGGGTGGTGTCACATATGTAACGCACCGATGGATATATTCTTTATGTATTTTAATAAAAATGAATTAGATTTATTGGATCCCATTGATACCAGTTGCTTGGACAATAATGACATGCGTTATAAATTCAATGGCCTCAAATATAACAAGGTGTGCCTGGCCTGTCTTAAAAATTATAGAGAACACCGATCTCTCAGGCTTCGAGACAAAGAAATTGGCGCAAGGCGGGTGGTCAAGCATCGAAGCATGAGTCAGGGTGAATTAAAGGATTGGTTTTTTTCTCTAAAAAAATATTTCGACGAATAGTAATGAACCGCGTGATAGCCGTCGACATCGACGAAGTACTGGTACCTTTTCTTCCTGCCCTTTCCAGATTTTACACTCACCAAACAAATATAAAAGTAAAAATGCCCCAAAGGCATCCGTATCACTATGCGCCTCTCTTTAATATATCAGAGAAGGAATCATCGGACCTGGTAAGGGATTTTTATGAGACAAGTTTTCACGCGGGCTTGAGGCCCATCCGCGGTTCGCAGGAAATGATCAAGAAACTTTCCGAAAATAATACCCTTATAGCGGTCACTGGGCGTCAGACGTATGCAAGGGATCCAACCGAAGAATTAATAAAAAACAATTTTAGAGATTCTTTTTCGGATATTATTTATTGTGATCATTTCACTTCCAGCGCACGCAGTAAAGGGGACATTTGCAAGCAAATTAGCGCAGACCTTATGATAGACGATAATTATCAGTCTTGTAAGGAATGTTTAGACTTGTCCATACCGGCGGTAAACTTCACCGGATCGCCTTTGTATCCGTGGTGTGACTTATCCGATATTTCTGTTTCGGATTGGGGTGACATTTTTTTTAATGACTATTTATAGATACATGGATACAAGTCCGGAGTACTATCAGGCAATGGCTATAGCCGAAGAACATAGGAGGCGGGAAATATCCGAAGGGTGGTCAAAGGAACAAGAAACTATATTAAAGGTATGGGCAGAGAAGGCGGCGGGTTACAGGTGGTTGCACGAGAATTCTGCCAGGCATTATAGAAGATTGAATAATAAGTTTGTGTATCCCCAGATCGTGATTAGCACTATGGCCGGGATGGGTGGGTTTGGGGCGGCGTCAAATGGTAATTTTCAGCAAGCCGGTTACATCATTGCCGGTTTCAATATAATAACTGCGCTTCTTACTTCTTTTCAGAAATTTATAATGGCCGCCGAGAAGTCAGAGATTCATGCAACCATTGCGAGACAATTTGCAGCATTTTATAGAAATATTTCTTTGGAACTTTCTTTAAATCCAAGGGATAGGACAGAATGTTTGGAGTTGTGTAAGATGTGCCGCAATGAATACGATCGTCTCATGAATGTTGCCCCGAGTGTTCCGTACAAGATAATTCTTCGCTTTAAAGAGACGTTTCCGAATACAAAAATCAAACCAGATGTAGCAAATGGCCTGAGCGACATGAAAATCTGGGACAAAACCGAGATCACTAAATCCGAGGATGCTTTTACAAAGATGCGAATTTTCTATAAACTCTTGTATAAATCCCGGGGGGCGTCGTCACCAAAAAATAATCTCCCGGTATAATAAATGATGTCGTATAAGAAAACTGTAGGTACGAGGGCCGAGGTGTTCCACGGCACAGCTGCCAGGACTTCGGGTGGCCTGACAAAGAAGGACCTGGTAATGAAGGATGGTCGCATTCACTCCAAAGAGATGGTGAAGCGTGGCAAGAATACCGCCCTGGTCAAGTGGCGCAAGGCCGTGGCCAAGGCCCGCAAGGAGCTCAAGATCGAGGGCTTCCAGGCGATCTCCAAGGATAGCGAGCTTTACAAGCTGGCCAAGAAGCACTATAATAAAATGTAATTAAATATTAAATGACAGAGTCCAAAGCGATCACTGACTGGAAAACGTGCGTTGCACTGGTAAAGATCAGGAATGGAATCTCCAAAAATACTTATGTGGTTCTAAAGGGTAAATTACTTAAAGAAGCACAGAAGTATTATTGCGCAATGGGCTATTAATTTGTTGTTCTATAATAAAATGTTTTCTCAAGACGCCACAGGATACGCCAACGCGAAGCGCCGTGTCATCTACCGCAATCCCAAGACCGGTGCGTTTTATGTGAAGACCGCCCAGGGCATCAAGAAGTACAGCCCAATAGCCCGCTTTCGCATGACCAGCAACGGCAAGGCCGTGCGCATTACATCGAACACTCGCAACAAAGTACCCATTAAGGTCCGCCCAGCCGCCGCACGCATTTCGGCCGCCGATGCCAGGAAGCGCGCAGCGCAACGTGCGGCAAATAAGAAGGCCAACTATGGAATTATGCGCATTTTTGCCAGTGTTCAGCCGAGCATTCGCAAGATTCGCAGCGACATTGGCAAGGCCCGCAACCTCATTGCCTCCCCGGGTGGCGCTACTTATAGGGGTAAGTCGGCCATGACTCTTGCACACAAGAAACGCGCCGGGGCCAACAAGCCCAAGAGTCTGATGAACATTCGTGCCAACCTGGTCAACAAGGGTTTCAACCCCAGGGCTGCGGCCAAGGTGGCACCAATGATTAAGATGGGTATGAGTCCCAGCCGTTACAGCAAGACCACTGGTAAGGTGAAGAAGAACTAAAATTTTAATCCCTAAAAGCATATTCCGACAGATCGGCCTCTGGCTGTGGCTCCCAGATCTTAATATGATCCGCGTACCACACCAGACCTACCTTCCTATTCATAAAATAAACGCTTGCCACGGTAGCACTGCACGCCGCCTGGCCACGCTTGAAATCACCATCCTTGGCAACCTTATCCATGGGTGTCCCATCTGGGTTAAACAATCGCGTCGAACGTGTCTGTTTAAGACGGAGTCTCCCATTCTTAAAATTGGAAGTAAACATGGTATTGATATCATCCTCCGTGAGACCATGCATACCCACGAGCTGCTTTCGGATCTCGTGTTCTATCTCTACAATTTCACGAATCTTATCATCATCCGTGATTGCAATGTCAAGGGAAATACTCGAAGGACCACCATTGGGTGGAACAAACTCCGAGAATCCATAAGGAATATCATTTTTAGGAACCATAAAACGCAGGGCCTTACCGTCCTTAGAAATGCTAAGCATCTTCCCGTTCGTACAGGTCAATTCGATGCCCATTTTTAATAATTACATTATAATCTTTAAGTCTATGCAGAACACGTCTCACAGGGCTCCAGGGTAAACTGAATCGGTCTGGACTTGGCCTTGCTGCGCAGATAGTACATACCGGTCTTGAGACCCTTTTGCCACGCATACATGTGCATCGACGAAATCTTGCTCATGGTGGGCGACTCCAAGAACAGATTCATGCTCTGACTCTGATCAACAAAGGCGCCACGATCGGCGGCCATATCTATGATGCACTTTTGGGAAATCTCCCACACGGTCTTGAAAACATCCTTGATTTGGGCGCCCAGACCCTCAAAGCCCTGAATAGAACCACCCGATCGGATGATACCATCCTTCACGTGCTTATTCCACATACCCATCTCCTTGAGCGTCTTGACCAAATGCTTATTGATGACCACAAACTCACCGGCCAGGGTGCGCCTCAGGTAAATGTTCGTGGTGTACGGCTCAAAGCACTCGTTGTTCCCCAGAATCTGACTGGTGCTGGCGGTGGGCATAGGTGCAACCAAAAGCGAATTCCTGACCCCATGCTCCATCACGTCCTTGCGAAGCTTGTCCCACTTGGTTTGCAATGATGGCTCTACACCCCATAGGTCAAATTGAAACTTGCCTTCAGAAAGCGGTGATCCCTTGAACTGCTCATAGGCTCCATCCTTCTTGGCGAGTTCCATAGACTCTGACACGGCCGCGTAATAGATATGTTCAAATATAAGTTTATTAATCTCACGGGATTCGTGGCTATCAAATGGATGTCCCAAAAGCATGAACACATCCGCAAGTCCCTGGACTCCCAGTCCAATTGGCCTATGAAGCATATTCGAGTGCTTGGCACAATCAGTCGGGTAATAATTCTTATCTATGACTTTATTCAGATTACGCACAAGCATACGGGTGGCACTCTCTAACTTGGAATAATTGAAAGAATTATTCTTTTGGTCAACATACTTTGGCAGGGCTATGGATGCCAGATTACACACCGCGGTCTCATCCTTGTTGGAAACTTCCAGAATTTCCGTGCATTGTCCAGTCAATATGCCATTGAACATACCCGTATGACGCTTGGGTTCCGTGAAGCAGTATGTGTCATCATACCTACCCATATCCTCTATCGCCTCAATCTTGATGTATGGATTAGTCTTGTGGTGCTTCACGCGGCAGTTGGAAACATCCAAGCGCTTGGGAGAAAACCCCAAACTCGCAAGGAGCCTTATCCCATCGGCATCGATGCCCAGTCTCCATAGGGGCTTACATTCGAATGCCTGCCCCTTTATCACTTGGGTTTCGGCATCTCTCATTAACTTCACCACACTATAACACCCCATACCTTGGAGCATTAGGCGGATGTCATTCAGGAAATCCTTGTGGATACTCGCTACCTGAATATTCTTGATACCTTTATAATTGATAACACATCCATCACCATCTACATACCCAGCAAGCCAGGCAAGTCTGGTTTCCAGGGACTTGTTGATAGGAACCTCGAACTTCCTAGGCATGTCGAGGGGGAGGCGAAGGGTCATTTTATTGTATTGTGGGTAATCCTTGAAACTCCTCCAATCAAGGTTCTTCAAAAGTTCCTTCTTCTTGCCATATAAGTCAAGGATAGGCTTATTGTTGGCATATGTTCCATCGGCGCAGAACATCCCGTGAGTATATGCATACTTCATATCACCCTTTCCCCTGATTACGGGCAGGGAGTGTCTGATGATTTTCATTCCCTTTTTGAGATTTTGGGCGTCAATTATCTTCACAACACTCTTATCGGCAGGGCGGCTGGCAGTCTCGATGTGAAACTTGTGATAGGGTGTGCAGTCTATGTAATCACCTGCGCCAGTATGGACACGGATGAGTTTCTGATTTTCTCCTGTTTTTATGATTGTAGTTTCGCTGAATTCTTCGCCATTCCACACAGATACTTGCTGACCTTCAAGTTCCTTGATTTCAAACTGACCTTCCTCAGTAAGAACCTTGGTCTCGGGAGCCACGCAAAGATTCGAGGATTTGATAATACCAATATTCTTCTGATTGGACTTCTTGTTACACGCATCCTTGTAGAGCATGTAAGGCGTACCAGTCTCAATCTGCGAACGAACTATGGACTTCCATAGAGCCTCCGCTGGGAGTGTCTTGCGCACCAGATCCGGAGTTTCTATGCACTTTGAATACAATTCCTCAAACTCCTCGCCATATACATCCGAAAGGCACTTCCCGTGGGCCTTGCGCACTTCATTGGGGCAGAATAGATGCCAGTCCTTGCCATCCCTGACCCTTTCCATAAAAGCATCAGGAATCCACAGGGCAGTGAATAGGTCCCTGCACCTGGCCTCCTCGTCCCCCTGGTTTAGCCGAAGGTCCAGAAACTGCAAGATATCTGCGTGCCAGGGCTCCAGGTACACCGCCACGGAGCCCTTGCGCTTACCCCCCTGGTTCACGTACCTCGCGGTTGCGTTGAGTACCCTGAGCATTGGAATAATTCCATCGGAAGTGCCATTGGTTCCTTCAATGTGTGACTTATTGGCACGGATGTTATGTGCATGGAGTCCGATTCCTCCAGACCATTTACTAATCTTGCCGACCTTCTTGATTGTCTCAAAGATGCCATCTATGCTATCCTCATCCATGGCTTTGAGAAAGCAACTGCTCATCTGGGGCCTAATAGTTCCAGAATTGAATAGGGTGGGTGTGGCATGAATAAAATATCCTTGGCTCATCATATTGTAGGTTTCCTTGGCATCCTCAATGTTATTGTGAATGCCCCATGCCACGCGCAGGAATAGATACTGGGGAGTCTCAATCAACTTGGAGTTAATCTGGGTCAGGTAGCCCCTTTCCAGAGTTTTAAGACCGAAAAAATTGATATCAGAATCCCTATTCTTCTTAATGATACTATTCACGTCATCCCTTTCATAGGACTTCAAGGAATCCCAAACGTCCGGGGCGAGAATCTTTGCCTTGAACAGTGCCTTCATCGCATCCATGAAAGTCGGTGGTGAGCGCTTCTGAATATTACTGGCGGTCAGTCGGGCCGCCAGCTTTTCGTAGTCGGGCTCATCGGTCTGCAAGGCAATTGCGGTCTCGGCCGATAGGGTATCAATCTCCTCGGCACCGATGCCATCATAGAGGGATGACATCACCTTTTGGGCGACCAGGTCACCAGAAACATCGCTTGAAAGACTATTTGTTAGCCTTTTAATGCGTGTTGCGATTTTATTAAAATTAATGTCCTCGGTGGTTCCGTCTCGCTTGGTGACCTTCATTACTTCTTAATCAACTTTCTTTTTTAAGTATTTCTACACAGGTCACCTTCGCGGATGGGCACGGCACCGGCGGGCTGATTGTAGCTACGGTCCGGGCGGGTCAGGTAGGTGTTAATGAGAAACTTGCTCTGTGGGACCACGTGGGAGGCCGGAAAGCAGCCGTCCTTGGGCGAGCACTTCGGGGTATAATATTTCTGTGGGGGAACAGCCGTTGGGTACGTGCTGTAAGTCTGATCAAAATCTGCCATGATGAGCATCATTTATTATTTACAAATTATTTTTTTCGGTGAATATTGTAAATGGATATTAGACAGCCCATCATAAATACCATGCGCCAGACTGACACACCACTCAGCCTGCGATTCTTTTCCGCCGACAATATCAACCGGGTACAGAAGGTGATTCATAACACTATCAAGGATGAAACTGGGATTAGCATTGACCGTCAGAGCGATGATGATCTGGCGGTAATTATGAGATACATTTATATTACCAATTCCTGGAACCCTGGGTCACAAATTCAGGAACAGATTTCTCTCATGAATAAGCGCTCCGCCGACGAGGCGCTAACCCAGGTACGAACGGGGCTTGCCGAGCGCATAGGGTATCTCAGGGACATTGCTGAACCAATTCGCCCCAACCCCCTCCCCAAGTCCACCACGGTCTATGGAAATAAAATGGGCTATAATACTAAGATAGGGCTCTAAATGATAGACAAAGTGCAAGACGTACTGGGGTATTTGATAATAGTAAGATTTATTTCCCTGTTATCCAAAGCGCTTATTGAACCGGTGCTAGAACGCAAAGGCTACTCTGAAAACCAGATTGAACGCATTGTGGTTGCGATGGAAGTTATAGAGATTGCATTCGTGCTCATGTTATTAAAAGAGAGGGGTGATTAAATATTAAGTAAAAATGTTAAACGCATACAAGCAGCAAACAACCGAACTCTGCATACAGAAGGGCTGGGATAAATCGGACATTTGTCTGGTATGGCTCTTGTTTATGGAGGAAATTGGAGAACTTGCGTCGGCCATTAGGCACTATAAGCATAAGTTCATGAAACGAGGTGTCAAGAAAGGAAATGGAATAGACGTGGTCGCTGAGATGGGCGACGTGTTCAATTACCTATTCCAGATCGCGGGAATGCTCAATATAGACCTTGATGACATGTGGACCAAGCAACTCATCAAGGCAAATAATAAAATATACCACAATAATAACAGACGATGCAATTCATCAACTCGTCGATAGGTGTTGATGACAAAGTCATAATAAATGATATAAATTATTCTTCTATCTCGGGTCCATCATTTACCCCTGGCATAGGTGGAACTTATAAAGAAAGCCCACCCACCTTTAAGCCCCCTATTGAAGAACCAGCCCAGTGGCAATACGATGAACCCAGTCAGGGATGCCTCAAGACGCTGACAGCCGGCTGGCGCACGCACAGTTACTGCGCCCCCAAGACAGTCACCTGTGACATGGATCGCCCCTATGAGCCTCAGCGTCACATAGAGCCAGGGCGCCTGCAGTACCTCGCTGCGTGCAACAAGGCAAAGAAGTCTAAGGTTACCGACAAAAAACTTGATATTAAAGAGACCCTAATGTACATTGCGATCGTGTATGTTTTGTATCTTTTATATATTGAATTTTTCCGACTTTGAATATGTAGCACTTTTGAGCCTTTCCTCGAGTATTTTTTTATTTTCACTCTTATATTTTTCAATTCCCCTACATTCGTGCTTTTCCAGTGCAATGCATGATGTGCAAAACGAAGCTTGGCAATACTTGCAGTTCAGTGACATAATACCAACCTTCTTTTTGCAGCATGAACACCTCATCTTATAATGTATACGTTTATTGTTTTTAAATCTCACAGGTGACCTTTTCGTCCTCCACCTTATTCTTGCGCGGACCCCGCTTGCGCTTCTCCCTAGCCCCCAGGAGCTCCTGGCATCCGTGTTCCCTGTGCCATAGCACCCTATCCCAGAAATTTCGCATAATGGGAAGGTTCTCAGTAAACCACTCACGCTCACGGACCACGGACACTACGGTGAACTCGTATGGATTGGGCCACGAACCAAACTCGCCGTCTACGGGCCTATACTGAATGAAATCACACACTTCCAAATCCATTATTTCCAGTAGAAGCTGAATCTGGGGCATGTAGTGCTCAGGGACCTCGTTTGTAATCTTGCGCCTGGCGGGACACTTAATTTCCACGAGTCTGCCCGACTCCGTCACACCATCGGGGCTACCGGCCAGAAAATCAATCTCCGGGTGGGGCAAAATACCCAACTCGTGAACTTTTTCATCGTACATATCTTCATACAACTTCCGGGCCTCATCTTCGTGAATATTACCCCATTCAGTGATTGCATTTCCCTTGAATTCGTTGTGCCCACACTTGGTCAGAATGAGTGATTCGGGCTTTTCGTACTTATTCACTCCCAGAGCTGTCGCCACAGCACTCGCCGTCAGGTGATTGTCCCTCAATTTGTACCATTCTTCGGTTCTCTGAGCTGGACCTTCCGCGTCGAGCTCTATGAGTTTTGCTACCTGGGGGTGCATCGTTAGTATTTCTTGGATTCAATTTTTTAAGTGCAAAAAATGCGGCCTTTTGTTCGGCCTCCTTTTTAGTTGTTCCCACACCAAAACCCTGGCGCTCTTTGTCTACATATACCAAAACCCTGAAACGCGTATTGTCCGACGCATCAACCACATATTCGGGCAAATCCTTCTTCTGGGCCTGGCACCAGCGCATCAAAATATCCTTATAATTATCATCCTTTTTGATAACATAATTCAGGTCCACGATTTCGGGGTCATTGAATATACGCAAAATGAAATTCTTTGCATAGACCATCCCCAAGTCCAAATATATCGCACCTATGAGTGCCTCAAAGACATCTTCCAGAATATTTGGATTTTTGTACCACCCATTGCGCATCCCCTTATCGTCCATAATAATCCATTGGTACAAATGAAGTTTCAATGCAATATCACACAGGGTCTTGCCACGCACCAACTTGGTCCTGGCACGGGTCAGAAAACCCTCCTGATTTTTTTCGAATTTATCAAATAGAAATTTCGTGATTACAAAACCAAGAACAGAATCACCCATGAATTCGAGCGTTTCGTTCGAAGATTCAAAATCATACTGCTTAAGGGCACTCTTGTGGGTAAATGCTCGATGATATAAACTTATATCACCTACTTTTGTGCCCACAAGAGTGTCGATTTCCTGCTTAGAAATGACGTTCATTATAATATATGATAGACTTATTTTTTTAAGCCTGTGTCGCGGGCTTGCGAACCACTGGCTTCTTCTTGGTTACCACCACCTTCTTCTTGGTGGGAGCTGGTGGCTCTGAACCAGAGGCCTCCTGCGCCTCGCGATGCTCCTCAGCCTCGCTGCGAGTCACACGGCCATCACCATTCTTGTCGGCCGGGTCAGGATCCGAAGCGGCGCGCAGATAGTGTGGCGAAAGGTACTTCTGGATATTGCTGAAAGACACCTGAGTCTCACCATCAATCGCAAGGAAGTCCATCAACTTCTCATCTGGCACAATGATCTTGCCATTATCTGGATGCTTGAGGTTATTCTCACGAATATAGGCAAACACTCGGCGGGTACCATCGGTGCGCGAAATGGTCTCATCGGGGCCCATACCCAGGAACTCCTTCATCTTATCGGATACCACGCGAGGACGGTTGAAACCATTGTTGGGATTGTTGCGACGGGCCGCAGCCTTGTCACCATCAGGGTCATCCTGCTTGTTCTTGATCTTACGCAGCTCCTTGCGAATATGGGAAATCTCGGTGGCAAGCTGCGTGCAAAGCTCGAAAACCTGATCAATGGTAGCCATTCTATACAGTAGTACATTGCTATCTTTAAGCCTTAATGAAAAGTGATAATGTTGATACGATGCACAGGACTGTCAATAGTTTTATTATATTCTCGAATGTCAAAATTCTTTCTGCTGCTAGTGCAATCGTATTTCCAGTAAGTTCACCGCTGCCGTTTATTATCATATCTGGGCGCTTGGGCCCCACCGCCCTACACTGACCAGGACACCCCAGGCCATCGTTACAGCAGTTGGGTGCACACGGTCTCACCGTCACACCGTCGGTCAAAAGATATCCACAGAACTGATCACCCTGAATACCGTCTGCAAAACATCTACACTCAGTCTCAGGGTGATGGCATGGAGGAAGATTTCTGCAATCCATTATTATATAATTATATTATAATATGAATTATGCGTCATACACGGATAAAACATTCGCGAGATTTGTGCAATTGAATGTTTGTCAGAATGATAAAACTTTGCAGAGATATTTGAAGGAAGGCAAAGTCCAGGAGTTCAGAGCACGCCTTTCCAAGTTTTGTGATGCGGATGACAGAATACAGAAGGTAGTAATGGCGCTTGTGACAGATGCACTCAAGTCCACAATTTTATCAGTGATTTACCAACTTCATAAAAAACTCGAACCATTTGGCTACCTGATTGTCAGTGGCGGAGTGGCCATCAATAAATACCTGCCAATCGAACGAAAGGATATAATTACAGATATTGATACTAAATTTGTCCCATCTGTCAAGGGGATATCTGCAAAATCTCCAAAATATTTTGGATATATTCAGATGGCCAAGTTGCTCATGTGGAACGACCTGGGCGCCCTGGCAGAAAGAGTGTCAGAATCCGAACAATTCAGGCGGAGACTGGAACAGATGCGTTCTTCCAGAGTTGCAAAGTTTTTGGGAATTTCTTTCAAAAATCCAATTATTACACGCAGATATTCTGTTATACCCAAGTACAAGGGTGCCAAGGGTACCGGAGTTTCGCCCGGCGACGTTCTAATTGATGTTGAAATAATGGCCCTGGATTTAAAGGGAATTAGATATTATCACCCATCTTCCAGGAAAATAACAATGGATTCTGTCCCGGGCGTCCTTGATATCGCGTACATGAGAAAAGGTGAAATTGGTGGCAAAGTCCTGGCCAGTACCACAAAGGGGATTGGGCGCCATAGAAACATTCTCGTGGCCGGGAGGGACTTTCTAATAGAGGACATGTATCTCCTGAAATCTCTGAGACTCAGGCCACAGAAGATGCGCAAGGATCGCGAAAGACTTGAGAAATTTGCCAGACATGTTTACAATTTAAAAGTCAAGGCAACAAATTCTAATTTTAATATTTACAAAAAGGCCGCAAACAAGAGCATGAATACCACGAGATTACAGAACAGACGGGGTGTCACGGATGCAATGATTAAACGAATTGGTCAAATAGTTCCACAGAAATATACTAAGTACACCACCAGGCCCACGCGCCGCCGTCTCCTGAGAATAACAGGACACGATAGGAATAAGACCAGCGCAGGTTACAGATTTAATGTTGAGACCAGGAAATGGGCAAAGGTATCCCCCAATTCAGCTTACATAAGAAATACGGGTGGATCGGGACTCTATGGCTATAATCCCAAAAGAGATGCATGGATTCCGAGTGAAATAATTAAGAAGGTGTCACTTTTGCCCTACATCGGTATTTAAAGATTACGAATTATACTACACTATAATGAACGCTCGGTTCGACGCCCCCCAGGCTACTAACGGTGAGATTCATGTTCGCGTGAGTCGTGATGACGGCCACCCGATGTTCAAGCAGTTTAATAATGTGAAGATTGGGGAGATTACCGACGATTCTCTGGTTATTGACGTCCAAGACAATGACCTTAGTTCCTATGACCACGACCTTCTGGCGGTGGCCAAGACCAATAAGCAGGAGTGGTTTGGTCGTGAGCTTGCCGATAGCACCCTGGAGAAGCGCTATTCTTCTGCCCTAGAGGGCGATCTTTTCAGCACGAGCATTCTCAAGGAAAAGTTCCGCTGCTACGATCACGAGAAGAATGTGGTTCCAGTCGAGAATCTGAGGCCAGGCATGCTTTGCTCCGTGATTGTGGAGCTCAAAAGAATCTGGTTTGACAAGCGAAACTATGGACCCGACTGGTTCAGTGTTCAGGTGAGACTGAACAAGCCTCCCGAGAAGGATCACTACGAAGACTATTTGTTCCAGGACGAGTAAAAAAAATTATATTAATATTATAAAATGGCTAAGAACACTAACGGTAGAAACATGGTACTTTTTCTTATGGCCGCGATCGCCGCGGTGATCCTCTTTAACTGCATGTCGGGTAATAAATCTAAGATGTCTGGCATGTACAGAAAGACTTCGGGGTACAAGAAATCCGGCTATTCGATGAACCCGGCACCAGTTCAGGGTAAACAGGGCCCAATGTTTAATGCGTGTGTCCTCGAGAACGGCGGTACCGGCATGTCCTCGGCGCTTCTGCCCAAGGAGGTTGCTACTCAGGAGGATTTCGGTGAGTTTGCCCCCGATGACATCCTGAAGGGCCAGAACTTCCTGGACCCCCGTGACCAGATTGGCTTCCCCGAGACTATTGGTGGCGCCCTGCGTAACGCCAATCAGCAGATACGCTCCGAGCCCCCCAACCCCCGCGCACCTGTCAGCATTTTCAACAACTCCACCATTGAGCCCGATCAGATGCGCCCCCCCTTCGAGATTGGCTCGGGCATGGCATAAAGTATTTAAAGAAATAACCAAAATAATTAATATTATGGAAACCCCACCCACTGAACTTCCCGACGAATTCAAGGTAGCTATGAAGGAATGGATTGACCTCAAGCAAGTTATCACGGGGGCCTCTAAAGACCTCAAAGGCCTCCGTGATCGCGAACGCAACTTAAAGACTTATATCAAGGGCTTTATGAAGGCTAATAAACTAGATGCGTGTAATACCAGGGGAGGGGCCAAGGTTTCGTATAGCTCCAAGGCCGCAAAGAAGGGTATTACGAAAAAGACTATTGTCGATGGTCTCATGTCATACTTTAAGAATGACCAAGAGAGAGCTCAGGGCGCCTATGAGGCAATTGAAAATGCCCGCGAGTCCACGGACCGCCAAACACTTTCGCTCAGGGGCTTAAAAGTACCGAGCGAGTAATAATCAGTAAAGCAGTACACACAGTACATTCATACATAATGGTTAACGAGCACGTCAAAGACGCACAGTATACCGCTAACGATTCTCATCAGCAGGGATTTGATTCTGATGATGAGTTCGCATACAGGGCGCATGAACCCATGACCATTAGTGATTGGGAAACCTATTATTCAGAGGATCTATACAACATGTGGAGTTCACTCAGGACGTATGGAAACACCACAGGAGCCCGTGCTTACTGCATGGAGCACGCATCATACACAGACTTTGTTGAATGGTGCTATGAACACTCATCCAAGTGTATGTACCCCTCGAAGGTAGGCACGCAGTAAAATAATTTATAATATTATGTTAAACACCAATGTTAGACATTACTGGCCCAAAAGTAGCTATCCCCACCTCGCTCTTTGCCCTTTTAAGTCCAGGTTTACTCGTAGAACTCCCGGACAAGTTAGGAAAGTTCTACACTATGCAGACCTCTCGGCGCGCGGTGTTGTTTCATGCAATGGTTTTCTTGGTCGCCTACAGCTTGGCCGCAAAGGGCAAAGGCATAGCGTTGCGCAAAACCGATCTCATCGTTCCCACTATACTATTCGTTCTACTGAGTCCAGGCATACTACTGACGATACCACCTATGTCCAAAGGTCTCTTTATGTCGGGCCAGACGAGCATGGCGGCGATCGCTGTGCATGCCCTGGTGTTCGCCGTAGCATTTGCGTTCCTGAGAAAGACTTTTCCCGAGTTCTATTAGGTGAACAAATGTTCAAATATGTTGCTCTGGGACCGGCCGGCGTTGGGTTCTTCTCAATGCTGGGAACAATGAAAATGCTTCAAGATAAAAATAAACTGGATCTGGAAGAAATTTCAGGGGCATCAGCAGGTGCTCTTGTTGGCTTCTTATACCTACTCATAGAGGGGGACGTGGAAAAAATACTTGACGAAACAATAAATGTTGATTTGAAATCAGTAACCAAGGTAAGTATACGATCATTTATGCTAAACTATGGATTCATAAATGTAGATGGAGCAAAGAAAATTATTAGAACAATTTGTAAAAAATACATGGGCAACAGTGACCCAACATTTCTGGAATTTTATGAGAAATATCAGAAAAAATTACACGTTGCCACATATTGTGTATCAGAGGGCCAAACAGTGTACTTTAATGTGGATAATTATCCAAATATAAAAGTAATCGACGCCCTATGTGCATCCATAGCCGTCCCATACCTCTTTGCCTCTCAAACAATAGAAGGCAAAGTGTACAGTGACGGAGGACTCGCGGAAAACATTCCGGCAGCCCCATTCCTTCACAGGAAAGCAGATGATGTCTGTTCGGTCAGGGTTCTGGTTAAAAATAAACCTGTTACAGAAATACACGATCTCAAAGAATATTCAGAAAGATTAGTGTATAGTCTTTTCAAGCATAGAACTGACTATGATACTACCAAGATTACGGTTAACTTGGGTGAATTTGATCTTTTTAACTTCAAACTTCCAGATAAAGATAAATTAGAAATTTTTGTAAAAGGGTATCTGGTCCATTAAAATTATCCTATATATAATAAGTATGTCTATCGCGACAAAGCGTAAGCTAGCAAAGACAATCGGTGTCCCTGTTAAATATATTAAAGCAAAGGATGCCAAGAGTCTACTTACTATATATAAGAAATGTATGTCCAAGGACTTGCCACTGCCACCCATTGGTATGAAACTCCGTTACAAGAATAAGCTGTACGGAGTTCCGAGGACCAGGCTGGGGAAAAAACTCTATGCCAGCGTATTTCTCGAGGCGCGCCCAAAAAAGACTTCTCTGGTAGAGGCAGCAAAGTTGATGAAAGTAAAAAAGCCCGAGGAACTCATAGCACCCATACTGCACCAGACGCTCGTGTCCAAAATGATCGCTCGGGGATTTAGGGAGCCAATCTTAATAACGACTCTCAAAAAACGAAAGGTTGTGGTTATCAGAAAGAATACAAAGGTAAACTTATCACCACAGAAACGCGTTTCAAATAATGCCAAATTCGTGACAACTCGAAATGAGATGGCACTCCCTGATACTATCAAAATCAACAAGACAACCACAGTGATTCATAAGGCTTCCAAGAAACATAACGACACGATGCAAGTCAAGAGACCAAATGACACGATGCAAGTCAAGAGACCAAACATGCCACGCAACTCCAATGACACGATGCAAGTCAAGAGACCAAATGACACGATGCAAGTCAAGAGACCAAACATGCCACGCAACTCCAATGACACGATGCAAGTCAAGAGACCAAACA